TTTCCTATCAAATTCTTCTCTAATACCTACATCTCTATTCATAGCTTTACCTATCATTTGAAAATAGGGACTATCACAATTTAAAAAACTAACTTCATCTTTATTATATTTGTCATAGTATTTAACTTTAACATTTAATAATTTTCCAAGTTCTTCATAATGAAAAGGTTGCATAACATCTTCTTCATTTAATGTTAATTGATGATAAGCAAATGAATGAAGAGTTTGAAAGTATGGAAGTTTTTTATCTTCTGCAGGCATTCTTTTTTTAGCTTCCAATGCAGCTTTTTTAGTAAATGCAAAGTAACCAATCTTATGTAGAGGAGTACCCATTCTAGCATAAGCTTTAGCTCTAGATATTAGTCTATGGGTTTTACCTGTACCTGGTGGTCCAAAAAATTTATATATCATTAAACAATATCCTCTTGATCTTCTATGTGTACAATGTCTTCTACATCTTCATCTTCTTTTTCAATAATAGATAAAGGTATCATTGCACATCCCCCTACACCTGGATAAGGTTTATTTGTTTTTTTATCTTTACCTGGAAATCTTTTCTTTTTGTTAAACTCCGGTTTAGGTCGACCTTCAAATTCTTCTTTATCAAATAATTTTTCAATCATATGAGAAGTTCTTGAAGAATCTTTTCTCCATTCTCTTTCTTTTAAATAAATATAGAACTCATCATAAACAAAATATGCATACACCTCATCTTTAAAAACGTTTCCACTTTTAAATGAATGGTAGTTAGTAGCCTTTGAACCATTAACAAAATTATTTAAATGTTTATGTAATATCTCATGAGGCCTGGTCCCTGGAGCCGGTTGCACTGTATCAATGTTAGAGAACAACGCTTTTATAATTTCAAAAAACTCCATACCTTTGATAGGTGGAGGTGGAATATCCGCTTGAGCCATAATTAAACCACGCATTTCTTTTTGTTCTTTTATTTTATTTACATCTTTTGCATGGATTGGAATAGTCTCACCATCTTCTCTCTCAACCGTAAAATAGTATTCTGGATCTGGTTTAAAGTCTATCTTTTGTAAGTTACCTAGTACAGGCCAACTTGCTTTAGCTTCACTAGCTATACCAAATTTTCTTTTTATACATTCTGATTTAACACAAACTGTATTGATTGGATCTTGATGACAAGTATGTCCTGCTGTTGCTTTGTCCCAACTCTTTATCTTTTGTTTAACATGATCATCTGTCCAGTTCTGATCAAATTTAAAATAGTTTCTAGCAGCTTCTAATACTTTTGTTTTCCAGTTGTCTGCATATTTTTTCTTAGCAAACACCATATAATTAAAAAGAAAACGATCTCTACCTTCAACCATTATATTTTTAGTTAATATTCCAAGACATGGTGGACCATCATTAAATTCATCAGCACCACCTTTTAATTCGTTCTCAATAATTTTACTTTTTATATTTCTTAAATGTTCTACCTTAACTTTATTTAACTCAATACATTTTAAAAATGTATCTAAATCCATCTCACTACCATCTGGATTTAATGCAACTCTTTCTATTTTATTAAAGTATGGAAGGTTAATAAAATTACCATTCATCTTTTGACCTTCAGTATTAGAACCTAGTTTAGTTTGTTTAGGAAATATTTCTGTTTTAATAGTTAGATTAAATAAAAATAATACCTGTTCTAAAAATTCTTTTATCTCTAAAGCTTTAACAGGTTCTTCTGTAAATACATATAAATGTAATCCGTTACTTTTTGATTTAATAGGTATTAAAGGTAATTCTTTTTCTTGAATAATATCTAAATAAAATTTTACATCAAAGTTTTTATATATTTTAGGATCAATATCTATTGCACCAAAACTTGCATAACCATTATCGTTACAAGGTTGAATACCTATAGATTTTATACCTTCTATATGTTCTTCGTAATCTTTATCTGAAATTGGTTTTCCGGCCCAACCATAATCACCATTGTTAAATTTTATCTTTCCTGTTTCTGGATCCTTGTAACCTTTATTAATGTTACAGAAACCAAAGTCTCTTTGTAAACCTGTAAAATATCTTGTAAAATCTTTCATATCTATTCCTTATTCTTTTATTATATGGGCAGCTACAGTCTCCCGTAGCCGCCCAACCTTCGAAGTATTCACTTAGTGAATTATACAATGTCCTCAGTTTTAAATTCCACCTTCTTCTCATACTCGGGTTTAGCAGAACCCTTAGACACAGTTTTTTGTAGTTCCTGTGCCATTACGTATAAGTCAGCGTCATCTTTCTTAGATATATCTAACGCTCTATTCATAGAGGGTTTGTAAACATGCCAGCTTTTACTTCCTGCAACTTTACCAACAGTTTTTAAATTATAAACTGCTGCATATGCTGCTGGATTATAAATGCCTTTGTCATCCTTAAATCTAAGATTTTTAATCAACTGATTTAATTCTCTGGCAGCTGTTAAGTTAGAAGATCTCATAGTAATAACTGCAGGTCTAGGCTCATCACCTAAAACAATCACATAAAAATATGCGGTCTTTTCTATGTAGTTACCATTTGATAATCTCCACTTACCATTTCTTTCTTCCTGTGCATCACTTGGAATAGATAAGTGTGTTGTTACAGGCGGAGAAGCTGTGTCTCCCATTTCTTGCCATTCTGGATATCTTGTTTGCACGTGGCAAATTAAAACATCCACTCCTTTAGTACCATCAACTAGTGTACCGAGACCTTTAGCAAATATCATTCCAGGTTTTGAACCTTCAACATATTTTGCATTAGTCGCATTACACTCTGGTGATAGTTGGTGTAGGATTTTTAAAATCGGTGTTGACATATCATCCGATTTTATTTCTTCAGAACCTCTCCCAGAATCGCTTCTGAGATTGATTGTAGATAATGCACCTGCATCATCTTTCTTCGTCATAGCATTTGTATTAGCCATAGTTATATCTCCTTAGTGAGTTATTATTTATTTTTTATTTTTAAAATACGTTTGATTTCCATCAAATGTATTGAATAGTTCTTCAGGAACTTCTTTACCTTTTTCTTTCCATTCCTTCATAACTACTTTGAGTGTCGATGGGTGAACTTTCTCCTCTTGGATAGGTTCATACCCATTCGACCTCGCAAGGCCAGCGTAATCGACAGCCTTGTTATCTTCGCCTTGACCAAACGATACAGTAATATTATTTTTTACTATATCACCTAAGCCATTGTCTCGAAGCCAGTGTATGCCTTCAGCTTTTTTATCAGCTTTTAAAGTGGCACTATAAATTTGTTTAACGGTTAATTCTGAACCATCTTTTAATTTTAAACTTTGTAGATTCATGTCTTCCATTAATTTTGGAATGACAACACAACTAAAATGTTTTTCATCTTGTTTTAAATCTTTTATTTTATCTTCATGAGATAAAATTTCATTTTGGATGGATCTTAACTTTTCAACCTCAGTTGATAGTTTTTCTGGATCAACTGTGTTTGCCTGATCCGGTGCATCTTTACGCATATCTATTAACATACATTATTCCTATTGGTTATCTGTTTAACTTTCATAGATAGGATAATAATAACTTTTAATTAAAAGTCAAGTCTAATTTTGAAAAATATTTATTTCTATTGGATAATAAGTTTTTTCTTGACGGTCCCATTTTAACAACTTGTACTTGCCATTTGTAATATCTGAACAAACTGAACATACAACGCCAATAATTGCTGGATCGCCTGAAAGTAGTAAATAATCATCAGTAGTGAAGTCTTTTAGAAGAGTTCTAAGTTTCATTATTAATGGTCCTGGTGATAATATAATTTGAGAATACATAGGTAGCAGCGTCATTATGTCGCCATACTTTTGCGCACCTAATACGTTGTATTTAGGCTGTCCTGTGTCTCTATCGACAGGTATCTCTTGTGTTAAATATACTTTGCTCATTGACTTTTTATTTTAAAGTATTATTATAGTTATTAGAAAGAAAAGTAAAGTATATATTATGGATATAAAAAATTATAAGTTCAAAACTAAACCTTTTGATCATCAATTAGATGCATTAGAAGCCTCTTGGGATAAAGAAAACTTTGCCTATTTTATGGAAATGGGTACAGGTAAATCTAAAGTATTATTAGATAATGCTGCTGTTTTATATGATAAAGGCTTAATAAATGGTCTATTATTAATAGCACCTAAAGGTGTATATAAAAACTGGTATGATAATGAAATACCAATTCATTTACCAGATCACATACATAAAAAAGTTGTACTTTGGAAAACAACTGACAAATCAAAAAAACAAAAAGAAATATTAAATACTTTATTTGAAACGGGAACTGATTTACATATTTTAATTATGAATGTAGAAACTTTTTCTACAGGTGATGGAACTGAATTTGCAAGAAAATTTCTGTCATGTCATAAGGCAATGATTGCAATTGATGAGTCTACTACAATTAAAACACCAACATCTAATAGAACTAAAAATATTTTAACTTTAAGCGATGAAGCTAAATACAGAAGAATTTTAACTGGTTCTCCTGTTACTAAATCACCATTAGATTTATATTCTCAATGTTTGTTCCTTGATCCCTGGCTCCTGGGGCATGATTCATTTTGGACATTTCGTTCACGATATGCCAACATGAAAAAGATTGAAGTCAATGGTAGAAGAATAGAAATTGTTACAGGCTACATGAATCTTGGTGAACTATCAGATAAAATAAAACCATTTTCTAAAAGAATATTAAAAGAAGATTGTTTAGATCTACCAGAAAAAACATTTGTTAAACATTATGTTGAATTAACTAAAGAACAAAAATCAGTTTATAATCAAATGAAACAAGAAGCTATAGCTTTCTTAGATGGTAAAATGCAATCGTCTGCAACCGTTATGACTCAATTAATGAGACTTCATCAAATTACTTGTGGACATTTCACTGCTGATGACGGTACGATAAAAGATTTACCTTGTAGTCGATTAACTGAATTAATGAGTGTTCTTGAAAACATAGAAGGTAAAACTATTATTTGGTCACACTATACTCATGATGTTAGAAGAATAATTAAGGCTATTAAAAAAGTATATGGTGAAGAATCAGTTGTTGATTACTACGGTGCAACAGACACTGATGCAAGATCAGCTAATATTAAAAAATTTCAAAATGATGATAAGTGTAGATTTTTTGTAGGTACTACTCATACAGGTGGTTATGGTATTACTTTAACTGCGGGAAGTAATATGGTTTATTTTTCTAACGGTTATGACCTTGAGAAACGTCAACAATCAGAAGCACGTATTGATCGTATTGGTCAAACACAAAAAATGACTTACATTGATATTATGGCTCAAGATACTATTGATGAAAGAATAGTTAAAGCATTAAGACAAAAAGTTAATATTGCTAATACAATCATGGATGAAGATTTTAGAGAATGGATTTAAAGAATTACAGAATAGGACAAAAGATAATCATTAGGGATAGTGGTAGGTTCCTGGCAGCAATGTCGGAGTTGGTTCGGTTTCTTTTGCTCCTGGGATTATTCACCGTTAAACCAACAACTGCCACTACATATAAAGATTATAGCCCCCGCTACAATCAATCCCGGCAGCTAAGTGCCAACCTCCCAAAAAATTACGTATTTAATACTAAAGCTGTAATAACACCACCCATACCTATTAATAAAGTACCGGCACATGTTAATAATATTTTTTCAATTCTATCTATTTGAATTTCTAATTTATTAATTTTTTCGTGAGTTTGTTTTTGCATTATTCTACAGAGTTTTTCGTGAGATTCTATTTTTTGTAAAGCAACGTTTTTAGGCATTATAGTTTTTTAAATTTCACATCTAATTTATCATAATCAACCATCATATATCCATTAGAATGTTTTATGGATGCCCAAGGTACTTCATGAGCCATGGCCCCTTGATAAGTTGTGGGGTTATCTTTGTAATTAAATTTATAGATATTAATATTAGATGGTGACTTACCTATTAACTCTACATTTTCTTTTAATCTTATATCACTGAAACCTAAATTTCCCATGCTAGAATTTGTTGAACTTGTTCCACCACTACTAGATCCTCCACTTCTTGCTTCACCACCACCACCGCCAGAATCTTTTCCTCCACCACCCGTGATTTGTGCTGTACGTAAATTGTTCATTTTTATTTCATCTGCTTTTATATTTTCTGCAATTTGTTGCATTGTGCTTTCTTGTTCATTTTTTTTATTTTTAAAAAAATCCATTGGAGTATCATAATATCCTCTTATAGAACCCGGAACATATCCACCAACTGTTTTAGGTTGCATACCTAACATATTCATAATTCCTCCACCAATACCAAAAGTCATTCCAGTATTTGAAAAAGCTGGATTTATATTTTTACCATCAAAAGTTTGATAATTTCCTAAAGAAGGATTGTAGTATGCTGTCATTTCTGTTGGAACAAAATCACCTTGCTCCTCATCATAAATATCTTTAGTAAAAGATTTTGATTTAGATAAATCTAAATTATTAAAAGCGCCGCCGCCTCTGTAATCATCTCCACCACCACCTTGATTTTGTGGATAAAGTAAAGCTAATTGTTCAGAAGTTAAACCTTGAGGAGAAACGGGTTCTTCTCCACCAAAATCTATAGGTGATAATGTATTATTGGTATTATCACCAAAAATACCAGATATATCAGGTAAACCTCTATTTAAATAAGCTTGTGCTAGATCATATAAAGTAGCCATTATGCTAATCCTCTGTTTCTTAATGTAATTTGTTTTTCTTCCTCTGATAATAAAGCATTTTCAGTTGGTGTCAATCCGTTTGGTGCCATCCCTGAAGCCTGAGCCTGGGCTTGTTGAAGAATTTCAGCACTAGGTACTGGTGTTTGGGGTAATGGTGAAGGTGCTGGTATTGGTTCAATATAATCAGCTATATCTATTTGTGAATCAAAATCTTCTTCTAAATCTAAATCTTGCATATCATTATCAATTAATTTTAAAGTAGGGAATATTTCATTTAAAGAATTTTGAGCGAGTCCTGGAACATTAGGAGATCCCCCTTGAGCCAAACCTGTTCTAAATCTTTCATCTAAACCTAAATTTCTAAAATCACTTTTAATTTCATTTATAGTTGGAGATGCATTTAAAAATGGATTTTCTCTATCAATATTAATTGCAATTTCTCTAAATTTTTTTCTAATATCTTCGGATGGATAATAAGAATCAAATTGTCCATTACTTAATTTATTAAAGTTTTTAGAACTAATTTGTCTTTCTTTAAATACTCTTCTTAAATCAAATTCTGTTTCCCCTAAAGTTTGAGCAGCTTCTAAATCTCTAAAAATTTCTTGCTGTACTTTAAATCTAGCTTTGTTTGACGCTATGTATCTTGAGATAACATCATTTTCATCCACAGGTCCACCTCTAAGCAAACCAAACACACCTCCTGTAAATTCTCTTCTAGAATTTCTTATACCCCCTTGATACTGAGCTATTTTAAATTCCATTGCTCTCATAGGATCTACTTTTACAGGTCTTAGACCCATGAAGCCTGCAAGTTCTGGACCTATCTGTAATGTTTCTCCTCTTTTATCAGGTATTCCAAAAGAAGCTTGACCAATTCTTAATCCTTGTTTGTAAGAAGGTGCAAGAGCATTTCCTAAATGCATAAATTGAATAGCTAGTTTATCACCTATAGCTGTTTGATCTGTATATAATTGTTTTCCCTCACTTGTTCTACCACCTCTAATAAATAAATCAGCCATAGCTTCTGTCCAAATAGATTCAGAAATAAATGGATTCATAATTTCTCCACTTGCTTCCATAACTCCACTTGAAAAACCTTCAAGTAAAGTATCACCATTAACATCTGCATCTTGTAAATTATTCATTAAAGTTCTAAAAGGTCTTGCCATTAAATCGTAAGCATTACTTTTACTAAAATCAATATATCTTAATTCTCCATCATCTAATCTAACAGGAACTAATGTAGAATTTTTTGACCAATCTGGAACAAATCTTCTCATTGCATCTAATTCATCTTCTGTTACATCATATAAAGCTTTAGCTCCTTCAGTAACTGCAATTGGAACAGCAGTTAAAGTGGTTGCCATACCTGCAATTCTTTTCATTCCAGTAGTGTAGCTGCCACTAGTCATGGCATTATTTTTAACTATTCGAGTAGTTCCATCTTCCAGTAATTCAGTAACTGTTGGGCCCATATCACTCCCTATAATTTTTCTTACACCTTCACCTTTTTGATGGCTCATCTCTTTAATACCTTGTCTTGCGATATTAGAAGTAGTTCTTATTATTTCAGAAGGAAAAGACATGAAGTTACCGATAGGTAATAATCTTGCTGTCTTAACAGCTTGTCCAACATAAGCATAATTGGGAACTGTATTTTTAACAATTTCTGCTGCTTCTTTTTTTAATGACCATAATTTTTCATTTCTTATTTTAAGTCCATCTTTACCTTTAGTTTCTGTGAGAGTTTTTTTAAAATCATCTAAAGACATTCCTGATCTTTTGGCACTAGTTTTTATTATTCTATCTAACTCCACTACAAAGTTAGTTATTTTAAAAGTGTCATCCTCAGCCATGTATTTACCCTGTAAAAATTCTCCACCTTTTTTAAATTTATTGAAAAAACGTCCTAGTGACGTATCTAAATTTAAAAAACCTATTCCACCCGCTGAGTCTTTTAAAAGAGATAACATGTCTCCTAATTGAACAGATGAATTAGCAATACCTAATTCTATCATATCTTGATATTCTTTTTGTGCATATTTAGAACCTGCACCTGCTTTTAATAAACCAGATACATCAATACCTTGTTGAAAAGCTTCTTTAAATAGTTTTGGATTTCTTAACCCATCAAACATAATACCATTGGCTGCTGTAAAAGCACCAGCACTCATAAAATTTCTTATGTGAGTTGGTATTGAAAAAATAGTTTTAGCCATTTGTGAAATACCTTTGGGAAATAATAATAAATTTCTATACATAAAACTAACTGCTTTTTCTGTGCCAGTCATATTTTTTTTTTCACCTCTAATAAATGCTTGAAATGCTGTTGGAACATCGTTAGCAACTTTCATGGCTTCAGCTATTTCTCTAGTAGTAAATTTTTTAGATAAAGGATTTATAAGATTTTTAGTAGCATCTATTTCACCTAACACCTCATCCATTGAAACTATTTCTATATTTGTATTTTTTTGATCTACGGCTTTTATAGCTTCATCTTTTGATTTCCAAAAAAATCCTCTTTGACCTTTAGCTTGTAATTCTGCATTTCTAGCTTCTATTTCTCCTAGATAATTTGTAGTTCTAGCTAATAATGATAAATTAGTAATTCCATTAAACAATGTAAATCTAGCATCTTTTACTTCTCCAAATAATTCTCTTAATGCTCTCTTTTCTCCTTCACTACCTTTTGCACCTTTAGATAAACCTATACTTTTTTCTATAAAATTTGATTTTGTACCTTCCATTGTTTTAGCTATATATTTAAAGTCAGGTAATTGTTTAGGAGTCTTAATTTTTTCTGCTTGTTTTAAGATATTATCAACTATCTCTCTAGCTTCTTGATAATATTTGGTATTAGTTTTATTATCAATATTAAAACCAAAATCTTTATTTTCTCTAGCCAAAGATTGTCTAAATACTTTTATAGTAGATTGTTTAACTTCATCAGTAGGTTTATATTTACTAAAACCATTAAATATATTACTTTTATGTTCAAAAATTTTAAAAGTATTTCCTGTGTAACCTTCTAATCTATTTTTAAATAATTCTTTTAATTCAGTTTGAGCATTTTTATTTGCTCCTCCAGATGTTTTTTTTAATATTCCTACAAGGTTATTAAATTCAAATCTACCCGCATTTAAATTATTTAATAAAGTTTTTTGTACTTCTTTAGAAATTCCTTTTTGATCTAAACCTTGTATTAATTTTTTAAGTTTAGTCTCATCAATCCCCTTAGATAAATCATCTCCTTCTAAAAGAATTTCATTTAATTTTTTAGTAAATTCTAATTTTTTTGATTTAATTGATTTATCTGCTATTTCTTGTGATACAGGAAAAATACCATCTATTACTTTAGTTATGTTACCAACAATTTGTTTAGCTCTAAAAGAATCTCTAACTTTAAAACCTTCTTTTTTCATTCCTTCTAAAAACAGTTGTTCTGGCTGATCTCCTGTAGAACTAAATTGAGATCTAATATATTTATTAATCCATCTATCAAACTTACTATTACTATAAGCTAAATCTTTTCCTCTTTTAGCTAATGCTTTAGCAGTGCTACCTACCCCTGAAACAATTGGAGTTAAAAGAATAGATTCAGAACCAAATTTAATTCTATTCATTAATTTTCTTACAGCATCTTCTCTACCCGATAAATTTTCTTCTCTACTCAGCATTGTAGGTCCATCAAACATATCTCCAAAAGTACCTATCTCATCATTGTCAACAACCATAGTTTCTCCCGCTGCTCCTCCAAGAACTGCAACTGAATATCTACCGTACTTAGCTTTTTTATTTAATTTATTAACTTCTTGAAGAGAAGTTCTTAATTCATTTGGATTATATTTTTTAGAAATGTCTCCTACTTTTTTGGTTTTATAAAATTTATCTCCTTTACCAAACTCTGCATAAGCTTTAGTACGTTTTGCTTTTAATGCTTTTGTACTTAATTTTCTAGCTGCATTACTGGCTGCTTTAAAACCTATGCCACCAGGTACACCTATTTGAATTATAGCTTCTGTTAACTTACCGATTGTTCTTTCTTCTGCAACTTCTTCAAAAGGATTTATGTTGTCAAAAAATTCTTCAACATCTGCAGCAAGATCTGAATCTGCTCCAAGATCAATAAGCTCTGCACCTAATGATACTATACCTTCTGGTATTTTAATTGCACCTGATACTAAACCTGCACCAAAAGCTTTATACCAGCTAGTTTCGTTGTCTTGTTCTGCTGAGTTTAAAGGTAGATTATCTACAGCCATTTAGCCTCCTATCTTTTTCTAATATTCGTAGTATCTATTTTAGACATATCCACTGGAGTGGTTAAAACATCTTTTATTTTTTGAGTATTTTCTTCGGTTTCTTTAATCATATCTTCGTAAGAAGTAGCTACTGGTTCTTTTCCAGTTAATAATTCATAATTAGTTTTTTCTTTAACCGGAACTGTAGGAACTATTGGAACTTTTGTTACAACTGGTGAAGCTCCTCCCATTTGTATTTCTATTAATGCAGGTTCTCCATCTATTCTTCCTACTTCTAAAATTCTATCATTAAATCTATCATAAAAAACGTAACCTTCTTTGTTTTTGTTTATCAAAGTTTTAGCAAATTTAGATTCATTTTTAAGATCTGACTCTTTTAACAAACCACCAATTTTTTTACCTGAAAGTTCTGGAGAATCAATTGTTTTAAATTTCCAAGTATTAACTCTTCTTGCTTCTTGTAAATTAGAATACTCACCTTTGCTTACTTGATCTTTTGAAATATTTTCAATATCTCTATCAATATTATCTAAATCTTGTTTTTTAAAATCTAATTCTTTGTCTAGCATTCTTTCTTTAAATGCTCTATCCGATTCAGTTTGACTTTTCTCAAAACCTTTTTCTAAACCAAATTGTGCTGCACCTACTTTTAGGTTTCTCTCATCTGAAGCTCTTTTATTCATTAACTCTATTAATTGTTTATTAGGATCTGCTAATTTTCCAACAGCATCAGAAAAAGATGTACCACTAGAAATTGCTGGACCAGCAGCTAATAAATAAGCAGTTAATGGATCCATACCTTGACTACCAGCACCGGCAGCAGTTATTTTATCAATATATTGTTGTTCAAAATCTACAGGAGCATTTTGTGCACCTACTCCATTGGGATCTGATACAGCATGCATTTCTCTATCAACGATACCAGTCATAATGCCTTCTCCAACATTACCACCTTTTCTAAACATAGGTCTTCTAAATATTCTACTCATATTATTTTCCAAATAATGGAGCCGGATTAAACGCTCTGTATATTCCAGCTAATGTTGTACCCGCACCCAATGCAGTGTTTAAAGCAGTTGGAGATGGACTAGTTGTTGTTTGAGTTGTTTGAGGGTATCCATTTATTAGTCCCATAACTCCTGAACCTAAAGTTTGTGCCGCTTGCAATGGTTGATTTAATTGCTGTTGAGCTAATTGTTGTTGTGCACTTAATTCTGCTTGTCTTTGTCCTTGAAGACCTGTTCCAAGTGTAGATAAAGCTCCAACATCTTGACCTAAGAATGCTTGTTGTGATGTACCTAAATTTAATTGATTCATATAATCTTGTTGTGCTAATTGATTAGCTTGACTAAAACCTTGTTGTAATAATCCAGATTGCAAAGCTGCTCTGTTTCTATCTGAATTTGACATATATTCTGCTCTTTGAACACCTTCACGTCCTCCACCAAATGCACCGGATGCAATTGCTTGATCTGCAATTGAACCTAAACCTCTTTGTGCTTGAATATCATATTCTCCTAAAGTTGCATCTATAACATCCTGTTGATACGGAGACATGTAAGACTGATAACCTGTAGGACCGGTTGCAGCTTCTGCTGCGGTTAGATAAGGTTGGTATCCACCAATACCTTGAGTTGCTAATAATTGAGCTCTTTGTTGTAGGGGATCTTGTCCTGCTACAAATTGTGAACCGTAAACTTTTGAAAGATCAGCACCTTTATAACCACCTACTGCTGATGTTAATTCTTGTAAATAAGGTTTAGCTGCTGCTTCTATAAATTCTGCTGGAGCTTGTCTTACTGTTTGTACTTCTGCCATTATACTCTACCGCCTTTTTCTAATTTTTTCATCATATCGTACATACGTTGTGCACCTTTGTTAACGTCACCATCACCAAATTCTCTAACAGAATCTGCTGTGAATACAAATTCGTTATTTGATAACATTGCAGGAATGTCATCTGCCTTTTCTTTTACACCAACTGGAGGAATAAATCCACCACTATCTCGTAAATCTAATTCTTTAACACCAGCATTATTAACTCTTTTTGGTAAATTCATGATCCCTGAAGCCTGATCCACTAAATCATCGCTTCCCATAGCATAGCCCATTCTTCCACCATTAGCTTTATTTTCAGTTGACTCAACTCTTCTATAAGCTTCTTTAACCGCTTCACCAAATTCAAAACCTTCATTATCCATAAGGTCTATTACTATCTCTCTTATTTTTGGATCTAAAGATTCTGCAAGTTTCATTCTTCCACCATATGCTACCATACTTCTTTGTTCAGCTATTTTTTGTCTACGCATATCTTCTTTGTATTCTCTGTAAAGCTGTTCTTTACCTTGTTCTTTTTCAAATTGTTTTCTACCTTTTAAATAATTTTCAAAATCTGTTCCATCTTTTAAACCTATTCGTCCACCATATGCTACTTCTTGCCTGTCATCTATACCATTAAAATTTTCATCTATGAAATTATTAGATTTTTTACTACTAACATTTTTAAAAAGTTGTGGATTATTATTAATTAATTTAGAAAGCATTCCTCCCATACCACTACTTGGCATAGATGGTGCATCTCCTGAACTCATTGAAGCTGATACAGGTTGAAACATTGAAGATGTTTTAACTAAATCACCTAAACCATAACCTACTCTACCCCCAACAGCATAACCACCACTACCTGATGTATATTCAGCAGTGTCTCTTTCAACATTAGTTGCTATTTGATCTGCGCTATAACCTAAATTTGAATAGTATGATGCTAAGTATCCTTTTAATGCTCCAACATCTCTTGTTGCTGCAATTGCTTCTTGGTCACCTTCTTCAGCTGCACCCATTAAAGCTCCTAGTGCTGAACCACCTGCAAATACACCTAAAGTTTTTCCTAAGCTACCTCCTGTTGTAGGATTTCCAACTCCTAAACCTTTTAATTTTTGTGCTTGCCCTATTGAAGCAAGTTTTGTTCCTAATGCAGTTTTTGCAGCACCAAATGTTGCACCAATTCCTGCTTGTCCAAACATACCTGTAGCTGCTCCACCAAAACTAGCTCTACCAAATAAACCACCCATACTAGTTCCTGGTATACCAAAACCTATTCCAGCCATTATTGCTGCTTTACCTAAATCTGATTTAGCAAAGTCTTTAACACCTGATACAGCTTTCTTCACACCTTTACCAATAGATTTAACAATACTTCCTAATCCGTATTGTTGTCTAGGTTGAATATTCATAATACCTCCACCCATACGTAATTGTCTATTCATCTGTGATCTTGAAATTGGCATAATTTATCTATTCTATTTTGTTTTTCCAAAAATATCAAGGCTTGGCATGATAAGTTTTATGTCTCTTCGAATGTCTTCTACAGGTATTCCCTTTGATTTCCACTCATTATCGTCCTTATATACTTCGCCTGTTTTAAGATTACTTATAGTTTCTATTATATCTTCAGGTTTTATTTCTATCATACTATGTCCTGTCAAATTCTAATATTGATATTGTTCCTTCAAATATATCAGCTGTTGCTGATTGTAATTGTAATTTGTCACTCTCTTCTAATATAATTGTTCCATCAGATATAGATTTAGAATCACCTGAGTTAACAGTATGTTCAGCAAATTGATAAGCTCTACCTTCAGACGTATCATATATAAAAGCTTTAATTTCAGTGTTACCACCACCCACATTAGCTGTATGAATATTTTGAATGATTGCTCTAGACTCAGAGGGTACAGTATAAATGTCTGTTGCATTAGTTGTCGTTAAATCAAATTGTGCATTTCTATATCTATTAGCCATTATGTTTTACTTCCACTGCTCATGAACCAACTAAATCTTTGTTGTTCATCTCTTAAATCTTGTTGAAAAGTTGAGTTTAATTTTTCGATCAATCCGTCTAAATCTCTAACCAAAGAATTAGCATCTTGTTGTTTGTATTCTTTACTAGGCCTTGTAAATACTACAGTTACTTTAGCCATTATCTACGTCCATCCGGTTGTGTATCTAATCTAAATGTACCTAGTTTCCAACTTTGAGAAACACCTGTATTAGCTACCTTTAATGCAATTGCTCTAGCCCTTGCACGTGTATCTACCTTATCAGTAGAACTTGTAATTGTAAAGGGTCCAAGTGGTGAACTTGATTGTGAATTATTTGGATAGTCTCTTAATTGTAATGTCACTTGAGTATCACCTGTTTGTGATAAAAAGTCAGGTATAAATCTTCTAATCTTCATAATGTATTCACCATCTCCTTTAAAGGTTGCAACACCTGTTTGTTGTCCTTGAGAAGTACGAGCTTGAGTAATATCAAAGTCTCCTGATTCAATGTTAGATGTAATGGCTGTGACTGTTCCACTTGCTACTTGATCAGTTCCTTTTTCATGTTCAAAGTAAATTGAAGTACCATCTGTGTTTCCTATTACATCATAAGATGAATTATCTGATGCATTAAATGAAGTTGCATGAGGTAAACCAAATACAGAAGAATCTGTCCATGAGCCACGAGCCAAACTTCCTGTTGTCCAAACAGGTCTTTCTGGACGTGAGTCTAGATAATTATAGGTTACACATCTATTAACAATAGTTGAACTTGATGTGCAATAGAACCAAGTAATTTCACCAAATAAATTATTTAAACCAACATTAATTAATTGGTTAGCTGTTGTATTTAAATCATCAAAAACAAAATCTTCTACTAAACAAACCATTGACTCTAGATTACCAGAGTATTTAAAGAAACCATTTTCTGACATCCAATAAGCTGCACCATCAACTTCAAGTGCTGCGTTTTGACCAATTAATCCACAGTTAGTTCCTACTTGTTGAAAACCAAATGTAAATGGTTGACCAATAAATCTCATAGTAAATAAAGATGTATCGGTCCAAACATAGGTTGCATCTCTACCTCTAACGGCACCTACAATTTTAGATCCATCGGCAAGTCTTTGTGTACCTGCGGTATTAACTGCTGTAGGTTGATAGGTATTAATATCTTCTTGATTAGAGAATCTAATAAACATTTCATCTTGTGTTGTTGGATCACCAATTGTTAATTCAGTTCCAAAGAATACTAAGTGACGATCGGGAGTTGACACTAACATATCACGGGATGCTGTTGGTGCACCACTAATAATTGTTGCTCTAGTTGTTACAGCATTTGAAAGATTTGAATCCCATTCAAATACTTGTGCATTATGGATTAATGCAATTACTTTTGTACCAAAACCGTCAAGACTCCATAAGCCTGGATCAATAACTAAATCACCTGATGCAGCTTCTCCCCATGCAATGTAATCAGAAGAATTAGTAATTGTTACTCCTGCATTATGAATTGCTGCAGTTGTGTTTCTAACTCCTCTTGTGACCCCTGTTAATTCATTAGAAGAAATTCCAGTATAAGATAATTCCTCTGTACCTATTTGAACAAAGTTAGTTCCTGCTGTTGGAAACTGTGATGCATCAGTTAGTAAAATACCTGTTGTTTGAACTGCATTAATACTATTTACTAAAGTAGTTGTTGCTTCTCCTGTAACAGTTCCACCATACTGACCTAAACCCCAACCAAAACCTGGAAGTTGTTCTGCGGGTCCTACTGGATAATAATGTTGTATTCTAATACCACCAGATGTTGTAGCACCCGCACCTGTTTCAGCACTTGGCATAGTAATTGTAATAGTTGTATTATTCACTTTAGAAGTAACCATGAATTTTTTTTCATCAAAATCTGCTGCGGTATAATCGGAACCTGTAATTGCTGTAAAACTATCTAATAAAATTATATCATTTGCATCTATATTATGAGCTGTTGCAAAAGTTATAGTAACCGTTGTTGAACCATTAGTAGTTGAGAATGCATTAGTTAAAGTTGTTGTCGATTTGATTGGATGGATGTCATAAAATACACCACCTGTATAAGCGTATAAAATTCTGTTAGTACCTATAATTGAATATTTGTTTCCTGATTTATTAACTAAATGAAACAAGGCTCTTGCAGAACCTGTCATTTTATTTTCACCTAGTTGAGCCCAGCCGCCTATCTTCTCTGGTGTACCATAACGAAACCTTACATTATCACCATCTACCCATTGTCCTTCGGCAGTGGTTTCTGTAATTTGTTTGTTAAAACCTGGTTGAAAACCTATTTTTTGTAACATATAAATCCATTATAATACTATTTTACAAATGCGGGTAGGCCTAACATAGGTCTTCCATCGAATTTGTTTTTCTCAGCAAATGGGCCATTTACATGATTATAATGTAGAAATACTTGACCGCATATGTTCCCGTCAAAAGGCTCTCGCCAATGTTCAAGTTCACAGCCACTATATACTAACATATCTCCTACTTCAAGCAAGACTTTAGTGCCTGCAGGAGCGCCTGGTTTATGAATATTTTTATACTCATCTATAACATTGTTTGCTCCCGTGCCATCTATGAATATAGGCCAAGGGTCTCCTCCTAAATTAAGGGTACAAGATATCTCACAAGAAGGTCTATCTTTGTGTCTTTTAAGTTCGTCCCCTTTTTTATAGGCTCTAGCATAAGAATACGTTGGGATAAGATCTAAGTTTGTTTGTTGTTTCATAACAGGTAACATCTTCATTAGCAATGTATCCATTACAAAATCCCCATAACAAGAAAAAGTATTAGGTATCTGTTGATCTGTCCATATTCCAAGTATAGGGGACTGTGAATGTAGATTATTTTGATACATAAAATTAACTGCATCTCTTTTAAGTAGGAAGTAATTTAATATAAAGTTAGCCATATCATAAGATAAAGCGTTCTTGATTACTTGATATTTATTAGTTTGAAATGTCATAGTGATATATCTGTTCCATCTTTATGTTTTTTTTGATACTTACTTGTAGCATTCATAAGAGTATCTACTTCTTCATCAGGCACTATTTCTATTTTATAATTTTCTATACCAAGTATACAACCGGCAATAAATCTTCTCATCCCCATGCACAATCTATACTTACCATCTTTTTCAGTGCATATTAAAGGATTAATTATACCATTTTTTTCTATATCTATTTTTAATTTTTTCCATGTTTCATTTTCCGTTTGACTCATTCTACCTTCTTCTGTTTGAAGATGTTTTTCTCTGAATACAATTTGGTCTTTATGTATCATCATACAAACATACCTTTTTGTAAAAAATTAAAAGATACTGATATTCTTATATCATTAGATTCGTTAGGATCAACACAATGCATTAACCATGATGGAAACATAATTAAACGTCCTGCTTTTGGTTCGTAATGTGTTTCTCTATATAATCTTGCGGGTACTGGACCTTCTTTTTGTTTAGGTCTTGACATACAAGCGACAGATCTTGGATCATCTATTTTTAAATGACCAGAATTTTTAGAAGCTTTTATATAATAAACACCAGACCATAATGAGTTTGGATGTTGATGTGCTCTATTCATTCCACCTGGTGGATTTATATTAGCCCACATATTACCTAAGAAAGGCTCACTATCTAAATGCTCTTGTTTGTAAACAGTTCTTTGTGAAGCATATAACATATCAACTAATTTTGCATACTCTGGAAGTTCATGCATATTAGTTGTTGAGTGCCAACCTTTTACATTAGTTCTAGTTAATCCTTTATCTTTATTAGACCAAGCTACAATATCTCTCTCAAGTTCTTGATTAAGAGTTGGGTGAACTATGTCTGCAATATAGATAGGTGTTGGAAAATGTAATTCTCTAAACATTATTTAAAGGGTGTTCCTCCAAACCACATAACAAGTGAATTTCTTTTGCCACGTATAACAGGTGTTACTCTATGTCTTATAAATGATGCAAAGAATACTGCATGACCTTGTTTAAGTTTTGCAATCTTACCCTCACTCATTAATTCTAAATCTCCACCCTCAAATTCATTCTCAGGAGACAACAAACAAGTCATTGATATTTTTCTAACAGGGGGTTCATGAGCCATGTTCACATCATTATCAACATGCCAATCATAGAATCCTCCTTCAGGATACTCTGTGTATTGTGCAGGTTCAGTTAATGTCATTCCATCAAAACCAAAATGATTACCATTAGTTGTCTTCATTATACGCTCAATGTCTTTGTACATGTCTGTCATTTTTTTAAATGGTATCCAACTAATGTGTGAAGTTCTAGTTTTAGTATCTACTACTCCTCCTTTAATTCCTTCTTTATTTCCAACTGCAGCATCTTGTTTAGGCTCTGATCTTCCTGCATCTATAATCATTTTACATTGTTCAGGTGTAAAAATAGGTGTTGTAGTTTCAACTATAAACGATCTCCATCTTGGTTCTGTTATCATACGGCTCCTCTGTTTTTAATTGGATCAAACTGTACATCACAGTTTGCAGCTAATGTTCTTCTTGTCTCGGTCGTTCCATTAAATGGATACACACAGTGTCTCATATCATAAGGAAACACATAAAAATCTCTAAGGTCCATTGGCGGTTGATAATCTATTTTTGCAAACTGACCATTACTTGCACCTAGTATTTGTAATCTACCATTTTGTGGTATGGCATCATTAGAATATTCTTTACCAAAAGTTGATGGCATTTTTAAAATCATAACAGAAGATAAACCTGTAAACAACATACCTCTATGAATGTGTGCAGGATTGTATTCATGTTGTTTCATTTCATTAACCCAAATAGAATTTAGATGAGTATCATATTCTTTAATTTTATTAAATGCTAAATAGTGTTTAAAGATCATCATAAAATAATCAGTTACATTTCTTGGTAATATATTGTGATTCTTCATCTTGGATTGATCTTGACCATTATAAAATAAAGAGTGTTCATTCTCTATCTTACCTACTAACTGTTTATTAGCGGGTGCAAGGTTATGAAAGTTCTGTTCGTAAATTTGATTAATAGCACTAAAAATATCTAATGGTACTTGATACTTTAGTATTGATTGACCTAAAAATACAAAATCAAAATTAAGATTTTGGTTTTCCATGTTGTTCAATTTGTTCTTTCTCTTTGTAACTGTTTTCTAATTCACCAGACTTTTTAATTCTTTGTAAGGATTGAAGTTGTCCCATGATATTAAACACTTCAGCTTCTGATGAACTTGCATTTAATGATTTTGCTTTCTCATGATATTGCATACCATAAGATTCTAGTTGATGTGCGTTAACATCTTTGTCATTAAAAGATCCGTCATTAAATTCACCTTTTAAATTAGACCACATTTTAATTTCTCTCATTCTATGTTTAGCCGTTTTCTCCATAGAGGCTTTACCAAATTTAGCTTCATCTAAATCAATTTGATACTTAGTTAATTTGTATTCGTCTTGTTCAGACTCAGTTTTTTTCTCTAACCATTTAATTTTTGCTTCGTTTCTTCTGTAATCAAAGGATAGTGTCATTAAATTATCTAAGTAACTTGCTTGTTCTCTAACACACTGCCAATATTTTGAGGCTTTAGTGGGGTATCTATTATCTTGAAGTACTGAAAATCTTGCTTCAGTCTCTGTTCGAAACATTTGTTTTTTACTCCAAGTGTCTCTAAGTTCATCAACCATACCTTTAAAATCAGTAAGATCGTTTTGTTCTAATAGATTATTTAAATGAGTTTCTTCTTGTTGAATTAAATCTTTTACGTCTTTTTTCATTTCTGTCTCCTTTATGTTTAATAGATATATAACCTATTTAAAAATTATTACAAGGTTTAAGAATCTGTAAATGTAACAGTTACAGGTCCTGCTCCTGTCCATTCTTCGGTTGCTGTTGATACTGGGACATCATCTCCTCCACCAAAAGCTAGTGCTGAACTGTTTGTTCCAGCTCCACCTAAACCATCTCTAGCTGTAGACATATCTGTATCTTCAGTCCAACTAGTTCCATTCCAAACTTCCGTTTTCCCTGTAGCTGGTGGTGTTCCACCGAAAGCTAAAGCTGCTGTATAAATTCCAGCACCTGCTAATTTTTCTCTTCCAGTGTTTAAATCATTTACTTCAGTCCAACTACTTCCATTCCATGATTCTGTTGTTGCTGAACTAGAAGTTCCGCCAAAAGCTAAAGCAGAAGTGCTATTAGTTGCCACCCCTCCTAAATAATTTCTTGATGTATTTAAAGAACTTGGATTTGCTGTCCAACTAGTTCCATTCCAAAGTTCAGTAGAATTAGTTGTACCTCCAAAAGCTAATGCAGAAGTATTTGTTCCACCACCTGTTAAAGTTGATCTAGCTGTATTTAAGTCAGCAACTTCTGTCCAAGAAGTTCCGTTCCAACTTTCAGTTTCTGCTCCAACTGGGGTTGGAGATGGTCTTCCACCAAAAGCTAATGCAGAAGTATTACTTACACCCGCTCCTGCTAATGTATATCTACCCGTATTTAAATCTGCAACTTCAGTCCAACTAGTTCCATTATAAGATTCTGTTAATGCTACAATACCTGGATTACCACCAAAACCTAGTGTTGAATCTTTAACTCCCGCTGATCCTATAAATACTCTAGCCGTATTTAAATTTCCTCCTGTAGCCCAAGCAGCTGTTGCATAACCTTGACCTTTAACAACATTAGTTGTTGTGTTGTACCAAACTTGTCCTGTAACAGGATTCGCAGGATCCGAGGATACTGCTTCAATGTTTGTGCCAAATATTTCTTTGTATGTTGTCATAATTAATCTGTTGTTATTGTTCTTACTTGTGGTGAACCTGCACCTGTCCATTCTTCTGTTGCTGTACCGGGGCCACCAATACATAATGCTGCTGTAGATGTTCCTGTTGCAGATGAATAAAATCTAGTAGCATTTAAATCTGTTGTTTCAGCCCAACTAGAACCATTCCATAATTCTGTTGCTGCTGTATTTGATCCAGGAGGAGCAACTCCTCCAAAACCTAGAGAAGAAGTATTATCTGATCCTGCACCTCCCATACCATATCTTGCGGTATTCAAATCTGCCACTTCAGTCCAACTTGTTCCGTTCCAAGATTCTGTTTGTGCATAATACGGTGTCCAACCACCAAAAGCTAAAGCTGATGTGATTGTTCCATCTCCTGATATAAGTCGTCTTGCTAAATTTAAATCTCCAACTTCTGTCCAACTGGAACCATTCCAAGATTCTGTTAATGCAGATACTGTAGGTATTGTATAACCTCCAAAAGCTAATGCTGCTGTGTTATCTGCTCCTCCTCCTGCAAGTTGTAGTCTTGCAGTGTTTAGATCTGCTACTTCTGTCCAAGAAGTTCCATTCCAGGTTTCTGTATTTGCATACATAACATCTGGCGGAGTTGTAAAGCCAGCAAAAGCTAAAGCAGCAGTTTGAGTACCTGCACCAGAGAACTCTCTTCTTGCAGTGTTTAAGTCATTAACTTCTGTCCATGCTGTTCCGTTATAAGATTCCGTTAAAGCTGTTGCAGGATCTGGAGGATTTCCACCAAATGCTAATGCAGCTGTTTGAGTCCCTGCTGCTGCTGAAGCTGTTCTTCCCGTATTCAAATTTCCACCTGTAGCCCACGCTCCAGCTGTTGTTACAGATTGAACTTTTAAAGTATTTGCAGTTTCATTATACCACACCTGTCCCGTTATAGGATTATCGGGATCCGTAGTATAGTCTTGCACCTTCGTGCCATGAATGCCTTTGTACTCAGCCATTTTAAATTTAGTCCTCTAATGTTATGTCAGTAGGTCTTGTGTTCATCTCTACTGCTGGTGCTTTCTCAGCATCAGGTAAAGCGTCCCACGCAGCTTGTGCTGCTTGAACCTCTGCATCAACAATCGCCTGTGCCTCAGTTACCGTTTTAACAACTCCTGCAACTTTAGCAATCCAAAGATTACCGTGTTTGTTGTATGCGGGAACTTGCCAAACATCACCAGGTAAGCCCTTAAACGTGATTCTAGAAGATTCAACATGATCGATGAAACCCTTTCCCCAGTTTGTCGCTACACAGTATTGATATGTTTTTGCCATAGTTTTCTCCTTATTATTAACTTGTTGTTATTGTTTTTACCACATTTGAGCTAGAACTCCACTCTTCTGTTGCTGCTGTAACTGCACTGCCATCTGGAGTTCCACCAGCTGCAAATGCACTACTAGTTGTTGTTCCTGAACTAGATCCTGGTTTTGCTCTAGCTGTAGATAAATCCGCAACTTCTGTCCAAGCAGATCCATTCCATTCTTCTGTTACTGCTGTACCTGGTGCAGGAGGTGCTTCACCACCAAAAGCTAAACTAGCTGTATTAGTTCCAGATCCACTAACACCCAATCTTGCAGTATTTAAATCTCCAACTTCAGTCCAACTAGTACCATTCCAAGTTTCAGTTAATGCTGAAGTTGGAGGTGCTTGATTTCCACCAAAAACTAAACCAGATGTATTATCTGTTCCTGCAGCTCCAATATCTCTTCTTGCAGCATTTAAATCTCCAACTTCTGTCCAACTAGTTCCGTTATAAGATTCTGTTAATGCTGAGTTTGATGATATAATTCCACCACAACATATGGCAGATGTATTTGTTCCAAAACCACCTACAGATCTTCTAGCACTATTTAAGTCACCAACTTCAGTCCAGCTAGTTCCATTCCAAGTTTCAGTTTGTGCAAAATTTGGTGGATAACCTCCACCAAAAGCTAAAGCTGCTGTATTAACTTGACCTGCTGATCCTAAACTAGTTCTAGCTGTATTCAAATCGTTTACTTCTGTCCAAGTTGTTCCATCATAAGATTCTGTAAGTGCTGAATTTGAGGGTGTTCCTCCACCAAAAATTAAACCAGCTGCTGTTGTTCCTGCTCCACCTGAATGTTGTCTAGCAGTATTCAAACTACCACCTGTAGACCACGCACCAATTGGTGCACCTGGACCTGTCCATTCTTCGGTTACTGTTGTATATCCTGGTAAAGATCCACCAAAAACTAATGCAGAAGTTACACTACCATTTCCTACAACACCAAATCTTCCAGTATTTAAATCGTTAACTTCCGTCCAACTTGTTCCATTCCATTGTTCTGTTAATGCAGAAGTTGCATCTGGACTAGTCTCTCCTCCAGCTGATAAAGCAGATGTACTTGATTGACCAGCTCCTGCCATATTATATTTACCTGTATTCATATTATTAACTTCTGTCCATGAAGATCCATTCCATAATTCTGTATCAGCAGTAAATTGGTCAGCAGGAGAATTAAAACCAGCGTAAGCTACCATAGATGTTGTTGTTCCAGATCCCCTAAGGTTTCTTCTTTTTTTATTTAAATCGTTTACTTCAGTCCAACTAGTACCATTCCAAATTTCTGTTGTTGTAGCCATGTCACCTGCTGCTCCTCCACCAGCTATTATTCCAGCAGTGGAAGTTCCAGCACTTGCTGATCCGTATCGTCCATCACTTAAATCGTTAACTTCCGTCCAACTTGTTCCATTCCAAGATTCTGTAATTACTGTTGGTCCAGTGTCATATCCACCTGCACTTATTGCTGCAGTATTAACTCCAAAACCACCCATTCCATATCTTGCAGTGTTTAAATCATTAACTTCAGTCCAAGCGGATCCATTCCAATTTTCTGTATTTGCAATTAAAGGTGAACCAGCTCCACCAAAACATAAACTTTCAGCTGAAGTAGTTCCTACATTTCCTCCCGCAGCATATCTTGCTGTATTTAAACTAGCTTGAGTTCTCCATGCTCCTGCTGTCGTTAAATTTGGATATTGATATTTGAAATCGGCATTAGTACTGTCGTACCAAACTTGACCCTCTACTGGATTAGGAATGTTGCCAGCGTAATTCTGAACCGCTGTTCCATTGATCCCCTTATAAGTAGTCATGACTATTTAGCCTTTAACAACCAACCTTGAGTTCCATCTGTATAGACCAAAGTATTAGCTGCTCTTTCTACTGAAATTGTTAAACTTGCTGCAGTTCCTTGAATTTTTTCTGCTCCATTGGGTGCAACTGTTAAAGCATTAGAATCAAATGTTCCTGCATAATCTACAAAAGATATTTCATCACCTAAAGTTCCTGCTGGTAAAGTCATTGTTCTAACTGCAGCTGATGTATTTATAAAATATCCTTCTCCAGCTACTGCTGTAAAACTAACGGCTTTAACTGCTTGCCAATCTGTTCCACCAGAGTTATCTACAAAAGATAAAACTCCAGAACCATTAGTTGTTAAAATTTGATCCGCTGAACCTGTTGCTGCTGGTAAAGTTAAAGTGTAAGAAGCTGAAACTGTACCTGGAGCTTGTAGTCCAACATACTCTCCACCTGTTGTATCTGATAATCTTAAATCACCTTGTGCACCTATTACAAAATTTGTACCATCCCAAACTAAATTAGCGGATCCACCAAAAGCAGTTCCACCATCATTAAATTGAATTTGTGTATTCGATCCACCTGGAGGTGAAGCTAATGCAATAGATACTATATCTGGATTAGTTCCATCATTTGCTGAAGCAACAATTAATTTATCACCTTTATCTGTTGTTGCAAAAGTAGTTGTATCCCCTGAACCTGTTACATATTTAAATTGTACCGTGTAAGCACCTGTTGTTGAATTTCTTAAAAAATAAAATGTTTCTATATCTAAAGGAATAGTTACAATTTGATTTCCTGTAATTGAACCTGTAAACTCAATCATTCTGTATTGAGCTGTACCTGTTGTATTACCATCTATAACTGTTAGGTCAGTAGTATTCGCACCACCTGCAATAGATAATGTTGAAAATCCACCTGTTAGTTGTTCAAAAAGATTTAAGTTTGCGTTAGTTTTATTTCCCCATGTACCAGCGTTTTCGCCAGTATTCATTATCTCTATACCGAGAGGTGTGTATGTAGATGCCATAAATTTTTTTCTCCTATGCTGCTACGTCGTTATAACTTGTATTTGATCCAGTTGCAACATCTGAATAGTTACTATTCGAACCTGTTGAAACGCCACTATAATTGGTATTTGAGCCTGTGTCAACATCTTGGTAATGTATAATAAACGGTGCTCCAACTATTGATGTTATTGTAAATCCAGTTAATCCAACTACTTGGTCTTCAATAGAAACAGATCCCACATTTGCATTGAAAGATTGGCCTGTTAAACCCATAACCTGATCTGCTGGATCAATGATTCCTACAGAAGATGTAATTGATATACCTGTTAAAGGTACAACTGCTGAACCTCCTCCAATTATAATACCTACATCTGATTGTAGCTGTTGACCTGTTAGAGTTACATCTTCATTGGGTGCAATTGCTGTACCTTGTTCTGATGTAATTTCAAATCCTGTTGGATTAATAATTGTAGTAGTATCTGCAATTGCTGTTCCTTGAGCCGAGGTAATTTGAAATCCTGTTATAGATACATCTTCATTTGGTGCAACTGCTGTACCTTGAATGACATTAAATTCTTGACCTGTTAGACCCATGACTTGATCTGCAGGATCTATAACTCCTAATGCAGTTGGAAGTTCAATACCTGTTAATGAAACATCAACATCTATACCTGTTGTAAGTGTTCCAATATCTGCACTGAATGAAATACCATTTGCAATAAAGTTAACGTCAATAACATTTGTTATTGATCCAATATTTGAATTAAATTCTTCACCAATTAAATCGACAACAGCTGTTCCTGTTACAGTTACTGATCCGATATTTGTAGATATTGATAAACCTGTAAGAGTTACAGTTTCGTCTGCGAGATTTCCCCATTCACCAGCGCCCCAGGATTTAGCACCCCAACCTGTTGCCAATAATTCGTCTTCACCCCACTCGGCTTGGCCAAAGGTGAATCGTCCCCATCCAGACATGGGCTACTCCTAAGCTAATCTGATGATTGCGTTCGATGAATCGTTTGCAGGGAACTGAATTGTAAAAGTTCCGTTAGTTGCAGTTTTATCAGAACCAAAAGCAATCACTGCAACAGCGTCAGTAGTACCTGAACCACCATCAGTTGTTGTGTTGTAAATTAATGCGCCGTTAGCTGTGAAAGATGCACTTGTGTAAGATACATCAGTAAAGTCTGTGAATGCAGTTGTTGAAGTTAAACCAACTCCAGTATTTGTTAATGTAGCACCACCTGCAACGTATGCAGATCCTGCAGTATTAGATATTTCATTTGTAGTTGCATAATCAGTTGTTGCAGCACCTAAAGATGCTGAACTTGTATATAAAGCTATTTTAAAAGTGTCTCCACCTGATGAATCGAAATCGTGTTTGCCTTGTAAAAGTTCTTGTTTAAAACTTGAACATATTGCTGATGATATTGCCATAATTTATCTCCTATTAAGGTGTCGGTGAAGGGACTGGTATACGAACAGTACCGTCCGTGTAGTCATCTCTTTTACGTCTACCAAGTTGTTCTGCTGCGAACTTCTCTAGCTCTTGTTTATACTTATTTTCATATAGTGTCAACATATCTATTGGACCTTTTAAATAAGAAAATGCTTCTGATAAACAAGCATATAATAAACCATTTCCAAAGTATTGACTAATATAAGTTGTAGTATTTGAGCCAGATAATCCAGTTGGAATTGTTTCATAACTTATTTTAAATACATAAGTAGTATCTGGTGCAGGAGCTAAAAATAATCTTCCTGAAGTCGTATCTGTTACACCTGTTGCTCCACCAAACATAGCATAGTATTTTGGTTTAGCTCTAGCTGCATTTTCTGTAGAAGGTTGAAATTCTTGTAAATATGTTTCATCTTTTTTCTCTAACCAAGTATTCGCACCTGTAGAAGCTGATGTTGAATCATAAACTTGTACACCTTTTACAAATAAAGTTTGAGCAGGAACGTTAACTGTATTTTGTCCTGTAACTAAATTACCAATTTTTTGTTTTTTATATGCATCAATTGGAACATCTCTTAAAATTCTTAATTCTGTATTTTCAATTATTTGATCTGTAATAGTAGATGTTAAAACATTATTATCTACCTCAGTATAATTTAAAATTGCTGTTGTTAAAGTTGCGTAAGTAAAACCTGCCATTATGGTGTTAATGTAACTGGACCAGCGGTCACAGACATTCCTCCTGAGTTTTCTGTTATAATTGCATTGCTTCCACAATTAAAACTATAACTATTTGTATTAATAACTGTTATACTAAATCCTGCAGAATTTTCAAATAAAGAATACACCAGGCCTCCGGGGCTTTTATCTACATTTCTAAATACAACAACATCACTTGTTGATCTTCTATGTGCAGGTTCTGTAACGGTTACAATAGCGGAACCTGAAGTTAAACTAAATGGATTTCCAGGTAATAAATTTTCTGTTGCAGGTTCAACTCTTGCTGGTCTAGCATTCATTAATCCTTGAGGATCACCTGTAAATCTTGTTGGTTGAATTTGTGGTTGTTTAGATTCAAATTCTGAAACATGAACAAAAGTACCATCCCATTCAGTAACCATTTCTTGATAAGGAAATGCCATACCTGATCTATCTGATATTGCTTGTGCGTATTTTCCTGTAGATAATTTTGCCATTATATATTCGGGTAATAAGTTTTAGGAGTTATAAAAGAACTAGAAGAAGAACCATCTTCAGATAAAGCTCTTTGTAATTCATCTTCATATAATAATTTCATTTGTTGTGTAATTTCTGGTTTAAATTTTTGTGATAAATAAAAAGATAATCCTGAAGCCATACAAGGTATGAATCTATAAGGTACATCAGTTGCATTAGTATAACCACCAACATCTTGAATTCTTTTTACGTAATAATAGTTAATAAAGTTTCCGGCTTCAGAGCTTCCGGGAGTTAAATATAAAGTAACTGTTACTTTATCAATAAATCTTTGTACAAAATATTGAGTGGGTTGACCTTCAGAACTTTTATTTGATAAAGCTTGATAAGTTGATCTACTTATTTTTGTAAGAGGTGTATCAACACTTGAAGAATTTCTATAACTAGCTTCTAAAACATCATCAACACCATAAACAGCTGTAGCACTAGAAGTACCATCATCTGTTGATCTAAACATTGTATAAACTGCTTGACCATCTACTAATGTAATTGAATTATTTGCAACTTCCCAATAATGTAGACCTCTATTACCCCATTCTTGAAACATTATATTTAAAGAACGTCTAGCTAATCTTAATTGATTACCGGAAACACCCTGCATACCAATTCGTTCATAAGCTTCTTCTATTATTTCATCAATAGAAAAATTCTTATCGAAAATTGTAGTTCCCGAAGTAGTATTAGCCATTTAGCCTCCTAGCCAGTATATCCAAGTGTAATAGAACCTGTTCCAGTTACATCTGCATAAATAGTGTTTTCAAATCTAATTCCATTTCCAGGAACATAAATATCTAAACCCTCGTCTCCAAAAGTAGCTTCAAAAACTATACTTCCAGATGCAGATGCTGCATCATAAAGTTTTATGTTAGTAATTCCTGTACCTTGAATGTATGTAACTCTAGCTGGTCCAATATTAGTTGATCCACCTGAAACAGTTTTAACCTGTCCGTCAGCTGTAAGTGTTGTAAATTTTTGATCTGATGACATATTGTTTTCTCCTTAAAATTTTGTAGGAGCCCCGAAGGGCTCCATTAATTATTTATTATGCTACTGTTGCCCCATTCACTGAAGTAGCGACCCAACCAATAGTACTGTTCCATACTAAAGTAGCTGAATCAGCTACTGCATCGAAAGCAACTGTTGTTCCGTTTGCAAATGTAACTGGAGTAACTGTTGCAGTTCCACCACCATCAACAATCATGTTAATGATTTTGATTTGGCCTGAAGTTGTTCCATCTGCTAAAGTAACTGCAGCAGCACCTGCTGCTGTTGTAAGTTCTGTTACTAAATTTGTAAGATCAACTGCACCTGCACCAGATAATGATTGAACACCACCTGTGATAGTTGCTCCATAAGTAGCATTAGTTGTGATTGCACCTGTATCTGCGTTTTTTGTTATGTCTTCAAAACCATTTTCCGATCGGACTGGTCCTGAGAATGTAGTATTAGCCATGATTATTCTCCTAGTTAAATTCTACATAGTCTCTAGGCCGTCGACTATACCGCGTCTATGTAAAATATTAATTAATTTATGTATAGTGAGATATTTATATATGATTTTTGAATAGAGTGCAAGAGATCCCTAAGGAAAAAGGTCTTTTTTAATAATGTCTAAGTTCTAATTAACCAGCAAAAAGATGAACTTCACCATCTTTAAGATTATTAAGAACCTCTGCTTCTTGTTCTCTAATGATTGATCTAACTACTCGTTTAATCTCATCACCTAAAACAGACATTTCTGGTGTTATTTTTCCTCTGTTCTCAAGAAATAACTCGTTCCAATTAGATTCGAGTTTCAGTTTCTTTGCGAACAATACCATGTTGTCCTGAGCCATTTTGAACCTCCTCATAGGTTATATAAAAATCATTTCCAGTACCATGATACTGCAGATCATTTTTTTCCCATTTTATATCAGATTTTCCTAGAAAGTCAATAATAGGTTTATTTAGCTCTTCCATATTATTTATCTCTTTTTCACTTTCAATTTCAAAACTAGTTTGAAGATATTTTGTAAATATGTTCACAATATATTTATGTTTAGTCATTTTCTCTTTCTATATTGATAATGAGGCGAGATTGTGTCTCGCCTCATTATTTCTAATTATTATGCTCCTGGTGAAGCAAAAATACCTCTATAGTCAGAAACTCCAAAAGAGTATCTTTCTCTAGCTTTGTATCTTACATTACCAGTATCGAAATCACCTTCCATTGCAGTCTTGATAGACGCTCTGTCAAAGTACTTCATACCATTTGGTACATCTGTGATAAGATAAAACGCATCTGGGTCAGTTAGGAAGTTGTTCACTCTATAACCTTGAGGAACCATTCCCATAGACGCAATTGCGTTAATGTCATTATCAGCAGTACCAACTCTACCTTGAGATTTCATCAATCTCTCAGCAGTGAACTGAAGCTCACTTGGAATAATCATTTTAACACCTCTTGCAGCAATTTTTAGACCTCTTTCGTCTGTCATTGCAGCAACGTCAATTAATGATTGCTCTAGTGAAGTTTCGTTTAAGTCAGCAGCTGTTGCTAATGTGTTTGATACAGTTCCACTTATAGTTGGGTGGTTAGTTGCAAATAATGCAGAACCATCACCAGAAGTGAATGTACCGAAACCATTAATCAATGGTTGTACCGCTTTAACTTGTTTAGTGTTCGCCATAGATCTAGCTAACGCTTTTGTATATCTACTTGCAAGTCTGTCATACAAGTTATCCTCAATAGCTTCTTCAGTAATTGCAAAAGCAAGAGCCACAGTCTCGTGTGAATATCTTGCAGTGAAAGTTTCTTGAGCATTGTCAAATGAAACTCCACTTCCTTCTGCTTTAGTCTGAGCTTGAGCAAAACCTGATAACATAACTTCTTCTTCAAACGCTCTGTCTGAAGATTCAGTAGTATATATTTCAGCGTGCTGATTCTCGTAACGCTTATATTCCAGTCCGAATAGTGCATTCAAACCTGGTTCTAGTTCTTTAACTAGTTGTCCTCTTGATATCGCCATGTTCTATACTCCTTACGTACCAGTTGTTGAATTAAGTTCATGTTCCGCAATCATAACAACCCAATTAACGTTAGCAGATGCTACGTCAGAATTGTTAATATCTTTGGAAATTCCCATGATCTTTAATTGTTGAGCAGTAGTGTTTAGAGTAGAATCATCTAACTCTGCACCTGAAATGTAGTCTGGTGAAGAACCTGCTGCGTACACAAGTTCTGCAGTTTTTCCTACATCTGTTACTGCTGAAGCGCCTGCATTATTAGATTGAATCTCGAACCTTTCATAAGGATCGTCAGAAACAAAACCAACAATATCAGTTGCTGTATTTGCTGCTTCTAAGTGGTTAGCCCACGTAGGCTTGCTTGTTGATGCGTCAGTATAGAAAACACCGTTTAGTGAACCTCTAATATTGCCACCTGCGCCAGCTACTAATAAGTAACCGCCCGCAGTTTTAACTGGATCCCATTGATAGATCGCAGCTGAACTTGCAGCTATTGAGTATTCAGATAAACCTTGATTGTCTCTATTCTGTCCGACTTTTCCTATTGCTTTCAAACCGAAAGCGGCGTCTTTATTTGCCATAGTATTTGTCCTCCTTAGACATTGTTAGTTTATCTTCGAATGGTCTAGTAATTGTTAAAAAATTAACTTTTCTTTGAGCCACCGAAGGTTACACGAGTTTGTCGATCAATATTGATCGGCATACTTGGGTGCTGCTCCTTCATAAGATCGTTGTCAACAGCGTCGACGTTATCTTGAGCCTGTTTCTGATAGTATTCAGTACGTTGCTCTGCAATCTCTTCCGGTACCCTTGCCAGCACAAGGCCACCAACTCCGATCACTCCCGAATATTTGCCGTCTTCGACAATTGGAAAAGCTGAGTCTGGATATTCATCTGCTCTAACAAGTTCATAACCAGATCTTAATCTGCCTTGAACATTCTTAGTATCGTTGAATCCCATAGATTCTACTCTAATCCATCTGTGCCTAAATCCTGTAGGCGCCGGGGGTGCATCTAAACTTGATGGTGGAGTCCAAACTTTTTTATGAGATGTTTCTTCTCTTGTTTGACTCGCACGTGAGGTTCTCTTGTCGTCTTTAATATTATTTTCCATATGCTTAAGCCTCCTTCGTGATGTTTAATTGTTTCGCATAAAGTTCTAGCGGCACACCTAATTTTTTAGCAATTGCTACCTGTGACGGTGTGAGCCTCACAGTTTTGCGACCAGTTTTTGTACTTCTAGTAGCTGATGCTACAGTTTGTACAGGCTTAGCCGTTTCTTTGACATCAATTGTATCAAACTTATGAGGAAATTCAAGTCTTATTCTTTTATCTATTTCCACATAGTATTCATCACTTGATGGATCAAATCCTTCAGTTTCTGTTAACTTCTTATGTAAGTCAAAAGCAGTATAAGTCATTGCTGAATCTTGACCAAACCATGAGTTTTTACTAGCCCATGTTTCAGCTTTAGGATCAGGTGTTCCTTGTGCTACTTGTTGTCTATTTAAGTTAATATCAGGAGTTTTAACTTCAATTTCTCTTCTCTTAGCTATTTCTTCTTGTTGAGATTTAGCTTCTGAGAATCTAGCTTGTTTATAGGCTAGTTCAGAAATAGCAGTTTGAGCTTCTACTTCAGCATTAATATCTCCAGCTTCTCTAGCTGCAGTTAATTTAGCTTTAGCAGATTCTAGACCAGATACAATAGAGTCTTCTGTAGACTTCATAAATCCAGGTTCTAGTTTAGAGATTTTTTCATCGACAGCTTTCTTATCCTGCATAACTCTTTGAGCATAAGTTAAAGCTTCATCTTTTTGTCTCTCAGCTTCTCTCCACTTCTTAGTAAGTTTGGCTATTCTTTTTTGAACACCATCACTGTACTGTTCTAATTCTTTTTCTTTCTTTTCTTCACTAGTTTGAACATCTGACTGCTCACTAGGTTTCTCAGATGAGTCTTTAGACTCAACACTGTCTTCATTAGTTGTTTCATTAGCAATCTCTATATTACTTGTTTCTGTTTCAGTTTCTTGTTGATCATTTTCTAATTCAACTTCAATATCTGGACCAGATGTATCTATATCGACTGTTTTAGCTTCTACGTCAGGCATAGTTTTCTCCTATGTTAATATTGATGAAGTATATCTTCGGGACTATCAATGGTTGCTAAAACTTCATCGTCATTTAGCATTCTTATCTCCCCACCATCTATCTGAATTCTTGATCCAGCATATCTTGCAAAAATTACCCAATCCCCTTTTTTACACCAAGGACCTTCAGGAAATTTTTCTTTGTCATAACAATGTGGACCTGTTGCAAGAACTAAACCACAAGTAGATCCTACTTGTTGTCTCTCTAGTGTATCTTGTCCAATTATTAATCCACCTTTAGTTTTTTCCTTCATTTTAAAAGGAAGAACTACAAGTCTCCATCCAGTTGGTTTAGGTAATTTATTAGATTCTTTTGTTTTAAGACGTTCGTAACCGTCCATTTCTTTTTGATCTTCTGTTTCGTATTTATTTAATAGTGCCGATTTAATTTTCGGTTCTTCCGAAGTCGAATTCGACGACGTTTTCTGCTCGTTCAGTATCATTTTTTTTCTCCTTCTTAGGGTTTAGCAGGGATGATATTTCCTGTGATATTCTTAAATAGGCATGTGCCTGCCCCATCATATACTTGTATTTTTCCATATTGTCAATACCACCAGCAATCATATTATCACCAACGTTTTGATAGGCTTCTTTAAGATATTTCTGTAATTTGTTTAATATTACTAGTTCTTCACTTAACATTTTTCTTTCTCCTTTTTTTATTTAATAAATTGACTCTTGAATGCCAACACCATGAAGTAAGTTTAATTGAATATGTTTCTATTTTAGAAACAATACTATCTAATACACTAAAAAATTTATCTTTCATTTTTTAGCAATCTTACCTGTGTTCTCACCTTTTTTAATAATATAATCTTGAGTGCCATTGGCACCCGTCTCAACTTCTTTTTTAAGATTTCTAAATAAACTCATTTCTTTTAACTTCTTATAATTATTCTTTAAGAAGTTTTCTATTGCTTTTGTATCTCTCATTTTTTAATTTCATTTTCAAAAGTCTTATCTACTTCTAAAATTACTTCTTCTTTTACTTTTCCTTTTAATTTACATTTGCACCTTGGTGCAGTGAACCAATTAATAACTTTATCATAAACATTGTCAATAGCTCCAAAAAATTTATAAAAGAATTTATCTATCATTAGCAATTCCACTTTCTAAGTGATTTAGATAATCTATCATCACCTGTATTATTACTAGGTTTTTGTCTTTTTCTCATACCCTTCATTCTAGCACAAAATGACTTACGTCTCTTTGCTGCTTTGGATCCTGATTTTAGTTTAGAGGGTTTAGTAGTTACTGCTGTTTTAAGTTTTGATCCAGGATTAGCTTTTTTATAAGAGTCAACGCCTTTTTGGTTCAGGCCTCCGGACTCTGATTTGCCTTCTTTTCTAGTCCATGCAGGAGACTTGCTTCCGGATGCAAACTGCCTTCTAAACATTACGCCTGTGATTTTTTAATGGCTGCTGCTGTTGGTGCACCTTTGGCACCTTTTTTTCTCATCTTCTCACCACGTTTTTTCTTCATAGCAATATTATACCAAAGACCTTTTTTAGCTTTTTTACCATCTTTAGTAGTATGATAATTATTAGACATTATGCTATCCCCATTGATTTTTCTCTTGGTGATTTAGTTTTTTTCTTTTTACCTTTAGACATTAAAATTTTTTTCTGTAATTCTTTTGGTAAAGTCTTTTGTCCTTTAGTTAAAGTTGGACCACCTTTATTATAAAAATTTCTCATTATTTTTTTGCTCCGTTTTTAAATATCTGTGTTCCCTTTATACCATAAATGCTCGCCACAACAAGTATCCATAAATTAGTGAACCATTTAGGAAGTTCTGAAAACATCTCAAAGAACAGTTTTACCTTGTCCATAGCAGTTGGATCATCACTTACGACTGCCCAGGCCAAAATTGCTATAGGCAAACTTAAAATTATTAAAACTGCCTCGTCCTTCCAATCTGATTGACGGGCTTCTAACAGTTTTCCTTGGTAAGCTTCCTTGCCTTCAGCCATTCTAGATGCATGCATAAGCTGTGCATCAGACATAGCTATCTTCGTCTTCTGCTTGTTAGCATAAATTTTACTTCCAGCAGAAACGGCTAATTTTAGTGCCGAAATCCACATGTTAGATCCACTTAGCTTTTTTAGACTTCTCTTTCAACATTCTTTTAGTTCCTCTTACTTTAACTTCTTCACCTTTAGCAATGTAGTTGTAAGCACCATCAGCTGTTGTTTTAGATCTAGGGTCAATTTCAAGATTCATATCGTTTTCAGATGGAATCTCAACAATTTTTCCGCAAATATCATTATATTTTTTCATATTATCTCCTTAATTAATTTATTTTAACTTGTTTTTTTGTTTTTGTCATTTTATTTTTAATAATTAGTCTTCACTTCTCATAATACTAATATTTGGCATCATATCTTTAGCATTTGGCAAGGTTTTACTTAAAACAGTTTTTTCAATTGAAGTATCAGCTCTTAAATTAGCTAATTCTTCGTTCTGTTCTAGTTTATTCTCTTGATTTGACTGATTCATCATAGCTTTCATCTTATCAAGATTCATTTTGTCTTCACCTTCACGTTCTTTTCTAGCATTTTCTTGTGCTTTAAGGTCAAGTTCTCTTGCTCTTAACTTAGCTATTGGATCATTACCAAAATCTCCGATAATTTTGTTCTCTTCATTCATAAACTCTTCCATCATCTCTGCAATTAACTGAGCTTTTCTTGCTTCTAGTTTTTGTTGCATCATCATGACTTGTTGTTGAAGCTGTGGATTCTGTTGAGCCATTGCTGTCATTTGTTGTAACTGAACTAACTCATCTCTAAACTCTATTTCAAGTTGTTCTTGAGACATTAGACTAATATGTTCAAAAATATTTTTCTCTAATGAAGCTAAAATCATTGGATTGTTTCTGGCAATGTTAGTTCCCATAAAGTTTAAGTGAGCAGTGATATGTGCTCTATGATCTTGTCCTGGAAATGCTTGAAACTGTTTTCCACCTAAAGCATCAATATGTTCTAACGCTGGATCTTTGGGTTGAGGTGGCATCGGTCTTATTAATACTTGATCAATGTTTTTAACTCCTAATGCTTCATACATATTTCTATAAATATTATACATATTATGCATTTGTGGATTTGAAGTTGCCAGCTGCAATTCCGTTTGCGCTAGTGAAATACGCTGTGTTTGAGAGAAAATGTTAGGGTCCGCAACTGGCAGTATATCTACTCTATCATCAAAGTCCTGTTGTTTAATCATTCTTTGACCCCCAACTACATCATACGGATATTCTTGTGGTAGATATAACTTAAATACTCTAGCTAAAATTCTGAATTCATTTTTTAAAGCTGAGTAAATTCTTTTGTGGATCGCAGACATAGTTCTACTTCCTCTCTCTAAAAGAGCTACTGTAGTTCCAACTGCTGCTTGTTGATTACCATCACCAACTTGTAGATCTGCAATTGATGCAAATCTTTGACCTGCTTGAACCACAACTCCCATTAAAGCTAATAGAGTCTGACTTGGTTCTTTGAATGGTAACATCATAAATGAATCTTTTAAATTTCCTCCAGGTGCATCTACATCTCTAAACTCACCAGGTTGAATTGATTGTGCATCATCTCTAATTCTAATACCTCTCATTTTAAATCCAGCAGGTAAATTAGATAAAGTTCCAGCATCTAACAATTGTCTTAATGCTGAAGTTGCAGTTCTTGATAATCCACCAATCATGTGAATCAAACCAAAACCATAGAAACCTAAACCTGGTAAAAATTTAAAGTGTACAAAATATTCTACTTTCTTTTTTAATGGATCTCCTACTTCATAATTACGTCTTATAGATAAAATTTCTCTAGAAGATTCTTCTATAGTTACGATGTAAGGAATTTTAATTCCTGAGGGCTCACCAGTCTCTTGATTCATATCTTCAAAACCTTCTAAGTCTAAATCAATATGACATTCTAATAATGTATATACATCATCATTCGCTGTGGATGAGGTACCTTCTAGTTCTCTCTCTTTTTTATCAACATCAGTTTCATGAGTTTCAGGTTTACTTAATTCAATATCTAAATAAAAACCTGCGACTTGTTGTTTTTTTAAATCATTCTCAGACATTTTAACACGGTGAATAATTGCTTCCGCATCATCTAATGAAGTTGCAGTGTAAGGTACAATTAAATCATCTGCAGGAACAAACTTTGATACTGCTCTTTGTTGCATTTCATCATAGTAAATTTTTTTAAAAGCAGAACCGGCTAATGGCAAATTAAATAACATTTGATCAAACTCTGGTTCATACTCTTTCATTTTTTCCATCAATTGATAGTTCATGAAATCTTTAACACGATCTGCTTGTTGTGTTTTTTGTTCACTTGGTACACCCATTACTTGAGTTCTAATAGGTCCATCCGCTGGTAATAATTCTTTATAAGCTAATGCTTGAAACTGAGTTACAGCTTCTGCTAATACTGGGTGAGTTGCACCACTTGCTCCTTGGAAAGGTTCTGTTCTATTATTATATTTGAAACCTAATAAATCTAAACCTTGTGTATAAGTTTTTTCCCATTCTTTTCTTGAAGAACTATAATCTAAATATTTTTGAGACAAATCAGAACCCACACGTCCTAATACATCATCTGGTAAAAAGTCTGCTAAGTTTGAATAATGCTCATCACCACCTTCTGGTGCTGCAGCTTGTGGATCTAAATCAATATCAACAGAACCATCTTCGTTCTCTTGTATCTCTACATCATCTGGTGATTCTTGAGACTCAGAAACTTCTTCAACTAAAGTTTCTTGAATTTCTTCTTCACCCGGTAGTTCGAATTCTTTTCGGACTTCGTTTGGAAGTGCTTTGTCTATATCTGCCATTATTTATTTTCTCCGTAAGTTCTACTTCTTTAACAGTATTATAAGAAATATTCAAGCCCTGAGGCTGGGGCCCGGATTCCGGGGGAATAGTTCTCGTTAGTCGTTTAATCATTATTTAGGAAAATACTCCTTTGCAAATGAATCTATATCCATACCAGTGGCTTCCTCGCCTCCGGCTTCAATGTACATCCTTGTGACCATTGAATTATACTTAGTATCTCCACCTGATAAAAAATTAACTCTACCACCAATGGCATAGCTATTTATGTAATCTTTTTCTTTTTGAATTTGTTTAAGTAACATAATACCAGTATCTCCTTTTAAAGGTTCTACAATATCTGCATATTCTTCATCAGATAGTTCATTATTGTCATATGCTTTTTTAGAAAATTCTAATACTAGATCTGTGTAAGTTTGTGTACTGAACTGATTAGCTGCTGCTTTTGTATTCAGCATATCTAAAATTTTAGTAAAGTTTTTTGGTTTAGCTTTAGGAAGAATATCAGGCATTACAGAACTCCTGCAATACCGCCTTTAGCTCTTTTTAATTTATCTTCTTTTGCTTTTTTAAACATTTTTTTTAATTCTTCCATACTCATATTTCTTTGAGATGGTGGATAATTTTTTGCATTATATTTTCTATCTAATCGTTCTTCATCTAAAGCATCATTAGATGAATCAACTAATTCCATAAAGTTGTATTTCTTTTTCATTGGAAGAGGTGTACCATCATTATACTTTGCTCTCATAGAACCACCCATCATTGCTTGTTCTCTATCTTTTTCTAATTGTTTTTTTAATTCTTCTTGTTGTTGCATCTCTTCTTGCATTTGCATTAAGTCAAATTCTTCTTCAGGAGTCTCTGATGCCATTTTAATACTTGATTCTTTTTCTTTTCCTTTAACCATGTCAAAAGCATTTAATGTAAATTCTACAATGCCCATGTCTCCACCACCATCTTTGTAATCCATAAACTGGATATAATTTTCTTCAAAACCATCTCTATCAAAACCATATGGAGTTTCAAACATTTTCATAACTTTACCCATACCAGCCATCTCAGTATTTTCTGCAGCACCCATAACTCCTTGATTCTTGGAGCCGGGACCCGGAATACCTTGGTCTCTCATAAAATCTCTAATATCTTCTGAGTCTTCCTCCATTGGACCTAAATCCATAGGAATTTCTTCTGTCTCAGACATGTCATCATATTTTGCCATGTGCTAATAATACACTTTTTCTTTGTGCTGTAAAGGCTCATCTTTATAATCATCTGGGTGATGAATTAGACCTCCTTGTCTAAATCTCATTACTGCTTGGGTCATAGAATCAACTAAGTCATCATGGTCTCCATAAGGAAAAGCAGCGCATTCTTCAATAACTTCTTGTGCAAACTCCATCTCAGTAGGCGCCCATATCTTACCTGATTCAAATAATGGAGAGACACTATTTACTCTAGTGTGTTTATCATTACCTTTTGAGGGTGTGAAATTTATAACTGGGATTCCCATTTTTCTTAATTCATAAGTGAGAGGAAGCCCGGATGCCTTGCCCTCTATAATCACTGTTTCGGGTTGCCAGTAGCCGTACTGCTCCATTGCAACTCTTCTTAATTCTGGAAACTCGTATCTTCCTTTTAATGAATCCAATAATATTAAACAGGGACCACTATCTTCATCGGGGTGAAAAACTCCCCAAGTGGTGATTGCAGAATAATCGGCTGTTTCTTTTTTCATAAACGCTGTGTCATAAGATTGTATAATATGTTCTACTTTAGGTAATTCATCATCTTCCCATTTCTGCCACCATTCTCTTTTAATTAAAGCTCCTTCATCTCCAGTAGGATTCTGCATATATTGTGCATTCCACTTTGATAATGGAATAGATGCTTTAACTGCTTCTAGATCTTTTATGTTCCAATATTCCGGCCACAAGGGTTCATCGTTAGGAAGGATTGCAGGAAATTCAATTAGTTCCCATTGATCTGCTTTAGGTTCCTTTTGTGCTTTAATCAGGCGTCCGGCTAAATCTTTTTCATTCCATCTAGTCATTACAATAATAATGGTTCCGCCAGGTTGAAGACGTTGACGTGGACCAGAGGTATACCATTCATAAGTTCTATCCAAGGCTTGTGCATTCATTGCATCTTGCTCAGTATGGGGATCATCAATAATTAATAAATCAGCACCCCTTCCAGTAATTGCAGATCCAACACCGGCAGCATAATATTCTCCACCTTGTTGAGTTTCCCATTTACCAGCAGCTTGAGAATCTTCTTTTAATCTTGTTTCAAAAACTTCTTTATATTCTGGAGTATCCATTAAAGCTTTTGCTTTACGTCCAAACCTTACAGATAATTCAGTTGTGTTAGTTGATTGAATAATTTTTAATTTAGGATTTCTACCTACCATCCAGGCAGGTAATAAGTAAGACGCAAATTCAGACTTAGTATGTCTAGGTGCCATATTGATAATAACACGTTTTGTTTTACCATTAGCTATGTCATTAAATTTTTTAGCTACTTGTTTGTGATGTGATCCTTCAATAAAATCTGGCCATACATGTTTAACAAAAGCCATGAAGTCCTGTTTAATAGTAGCTTGTTTTTTCTTGTCATTCCACTTAGACATATACAAAGCTAATTGTCTTTTGACATCAGGTGGTAATTTCTCAAACTTTTTTAACTTGTCTATATCCATAAGTGCATTCGAAAAAAAATTTTATAATATTTTTTCATATGTGTTTTTAAAAAGAATAACTATTTTATGTCATTAAGTATCCATGAGTTACTATATATACTACATATAAGTATCTTTTTATATACGTAGGTATACATTAATATATACAAAAATTCAAATGTCGGTATGGGTCTGGTACCTCTATTGAATGTGCGAGCGAGCGAAGCGAGCGAGTATAGCTCGGAGCCTCAGGCTGCGACATCTTGTCACACCCCTGTGGTATATTGTTACAGCGCCTGCGACATATTGTCGCAGGATATATTGTCACTGTGTTAATCTAGCAACACCATATATTCTTTTGCAAAGTATTGACGAAACCAATCCAATCCATTCCGTACTATTTGCCAATCATCTTGATTGTCACTGAAGCCGGGCTCTTGGTTAGTTGCTAAATCCTTAGCTTCTGTAAGTTCAGTCATATACATTGTATAATCATAAACACATGCTGCAAAGCTAGGCAACTTAATTGATTCACCATTGAATCTATTAGATCTTGTCACCATTGATGTTGAATGTGATTTTACCACAAATGGTAGTTCTATTTTTTTTCCGTTATATTCAATCATATATATCCTTTCTGTTAATGAATGTATAATAACACATGGCGCCGTTAGGCGCCATTGTCATAATTGTCGCAGGCTAACAGCAACCTTGACAATAACCTGGTTTCCAACTGTGGAAATCTATTCGTATAGATTCTCCACATGAACGACATAAATTATATTTACTCATATATTCATGCGCTTTTTTTGTAGCTTCTTTTTTTTCAAAGCCATTTTTAATAAAGTCTTTTTTTAATTGTTCTGTTAATTGTCCCATTGTATTCCTTTCTGTTAATATCTTATATTAGCACAATGGCGCATTAGCGCCATTGTCAATATTGTCGCAGTTAAACTGCGTCTTTGTATTCTCGTTCTTGATCTCCATCTTTAGTTATTTTTTTAATTAATTTCTGTATGATATCTAAACCCATGTCCTCATTTCTCATACTATGGCTATCGCATTGGTTAGTTTCATTATGATAAACATTTACTGCTTCCATAGATTTAATATGAGAATTTAAAGAATCAATTAAATTTAATCTTGTCGCATGGTAGCTTATCCATTTTTGATCAGTTTGTTTTTTCATTTTGTATCTTTCTGTTAATTATTAATATTCAAACATATTAATGCAATGGCTAGAAATAGCCATTGCACACTTTGACGCAGGTTATTTATCTTCTGGATAATAACCTCTCGCTTTTAAATATTTATATGCGCCTTTTTTAGTTCTTGGTATATCTGGAAAATATGATTTAAGAACATTAACAATAGATCCTCTGTAAAATCTAATTCCCATTGTGCTCATCACTTCCATTTTAAGAACATTTAAAATTTGCATTTGTCTAAATTTTTCACGTCCCTCATCTGATGTAAATCTAAAACCAGACACCTCACCATTTTCTCTAGTTGTATATTTAATGTCTTTATGTAGACCACTTGTTTTTTCTTTTTCCATTGTTTTATCCTTTCTGTTAATAAAAGAATAATAGCACAGTGGCTAATTAAAGCCACTGTCAATATTGACGCAGGCTACTCTACTTCCCAACTACGTTTCATTCTACGCATTTCAGAAAATAATTCACCCATATGCCATTTGTCACAAGTTTTAACCCATTCCATTAATTCCTGGCGCATTGCTTTCTGTTCCTCGTATGCTTTAGCTTTATTGCTGTCTATTGTTTCAAAGTGCTCTTCGTTTTGTTGTGCCATTTTTCCTCTTTCTGTTAATAAATCTATATTAGCACAGTGGCTAATTAAAGCCACTGCACAAATTGACGCAGTCTATTTTATAGCTAACTGCAATAAATTACTTGGTACAGGTAATTCAATATCAGCTTTTTTCATGGCACCTTTTAAAGTGGTCACAACTGAATTGATGTCGCTTCCTGTATGCAAAATAATTTCACATTCGGACTTCATATTATTTAATTGATTATATACTGTATGATTTGATTTGACCTGTTTGTAGGCCTCATCATAACAGCAATCATTTAATTTATTGACAAAATAATCAACGCTGTCGCCTTCCATTCTTGGACTAAAGTTGGAAAAATCTTTATCCCAATCTCTAGCTTTAGCCATTCGTTGAAGTTTGGCACTTAAAGTTCTACCCACTTCCTCAACTGCTTCAAGTAATTTTTGTTCTTGAAGTTGCTTTGTTTGTTTGAACTCTCTATATTTCTCATCAACTACTTTTAGTTTCTTGAGTTCAGTTTCAACGCCACATTGCTTAGCCATAAAAGGTTGTTTCTTATCGCTTAGTTTTTGGGCTTCACTTGTTATATAAGTTCTTAACGTTTCTTTTTTATCATAGAATTTTTCTCTAATCATTTCTTTGAAAAACTCTAACTCATTGCTTCGTATTGGTTTCATTGTATTATCCTTTTTGTTAATTGTTAAACAGTTTGCATTTTATTTTATCTGTAAAAAAAAACCATTGTCCAAATTGACGCATGGAATTTTTCCAGGGTGCGACAAATTGACGCAGGACAATTTGTCATGTTGACATGATTTTGAGATTCAAGCTTCAAGCCTCAGGGTGCGACAGTTTGCACGTGGAATTAAAAATCAATTATGTTAATATTTAATTTCAGCCTCATTTGAAGATTTATCGCTGAATAAAACTATAAATCTTAACGGGACTTGCACCGGAAAAAGCAAGTACGGAGATCCCCGTTCAATGGTCAGTGAGAAGCTGACTTTAATTACGGGGCTGATCCCTGGCCACTTGACCTTGTTATGGTTAACCCCCGAAAGGGTCTTCGGCAAGTGGCTTGGGATCGGTAGTTTACTATGGTCATGCTGTTAAGGAGTTGTAAACCTAAGCTGTAAATCCAGGGCATGACATGAGCGTTGAGGCTGATCAACTGTTAACTGCGACAGTTAAAATAGGCGGTTGAATGCAATGGACATTCGTTAAATCATTATTGAGGCTAGCCTCAAGCTTCAAGCGCCAAGCCGCAAGCTTGGCGCCTGCGGCAATATGTACAGTTTTAATTTATTTTAAGATCTGTATTATATAGGAAACAGAAAGGGATATAATTATGTTAATAAAAGAAGCAGCAAAGATTACAGACTCATTAACTAGGACCTCAAAAATGCCTGGTAAAAGTTACAGCTTGCCCGCATGGGCTTGTCAAACGGGGGCAAAGCTTAGAAAGATACCAACCTCCCCATGCTTTGGATGCTATGCATTCAAAAATAATTACATTAGATACCCTGCTATTAAAGCAGCTCAGTATCGTAGACTAGATGCAATTGAACACCCTTTATGGGTCGAGGCTATGGCTCTACAGATCCAAAAACAAGAATGGTTCAGGTGGCACGATGCCGGGGACCTTCAAAGCGTGGATCATTTAAGAAAAATTTTTGATGTTTGTAAACGTACACCAAACACAAAACACTGGTTACCGACGCAAGAGCGTCAGTATATCCTAGCTGTTAACCCTGAAGAGATCCCGGACAATTTAATTATTAGATTGTCCGGGGCTAAAGTAGACGGCGCTGCGCCTAAGGCCTGGCCGCATACTTCAACAGTAGTTACAGATGGAAAACCAACTTGTCCGTCAGGGACTCAGGGCAATCAATGCTTAGATTGCAGGGCCTGTTGGAACAAGGATATTAAAAACGTAAGTTATGGAAAGCACTAATATGAAAAAAAGAAAAATAAAAAGAGGTAATTTGCTGCCGTGGTTTTTAGAAGATCACAGCAGCCTGCCGGCCTGGTATCTTAAAGATTGCTTGGAATTTTTTGAATGGTTAAAAAAAGATAATAAAGAAAGAAAGAAACTAAACTAATGAAATTAGATTTAAAAACAAAAAGCAAATTGTATAAAATTAATGAGTTAGTACATAAGTTAAAAATTAAATCAATTCACAATCAAACAATTACATTTGAAGAAATAAGTAATATTTCTAATAAACTAGATCTAATTACGGATATATTTAAAAACTATAAAGAAGAAAAAAATAAACAAAATGGATATTTAAAATATATGGCATTTGTTAAAGTAAAAGAAAAGAAAGTAAAATAATGATAGATAATCAAGATATAAGACTGAGCCCAGCGGCTCTAAAGATACATGAAGCCTGGTGCCGGGACAATGGCTACAAGCCACAAGCTAACTTTAAAAAAAAGCCACAAGCCAGCTTTAACAAAAAGCCTCAAGCTCCAAGATACAAAGGTTCCGATTACGCAGCCCGCAGGGCTGCGTCAAAATGAAGCAGCAAGCTGCGGCAAATTGTCGCAGGGCAATTTGTCATGTTGACGGACACATTGACGCAGGAGCCCGGAATCCGGGTTCAAGCCTCAAGCGACAAGCTGCGGCGATCTGTCATATTTTTATCCCTGCTGGTTCTGCTATAATGCATACAGTTAAACAAACAAACAAAAAGGATATAAAAAATGCGAACAGACAGAAAAAAAGATTTAGACAAATATTACAACGACCACCTGAAGCTGCACATTATGCGAAGGCTTATGATGGTGGACACGTGGAGCGAAATAAAAGGCATCCAATCAGCGGTGTTCGAAGCTTTGGACCGGGAAAACAAATTAGAAGAGCTGGAGAAAAAAGCATTCGAGGCTTGGAAAAAATCAAGTTTATCAAAATAAGTTTATCCTGGATCCGGGGCCATTGGCCCCGGATTTTTTTTGATTCAGCTGGTGCTACAAATTGTCGCAGGGACAAAAAGCCACAAGCTGGGGAGCCTCAAGCTGCAAGCCACAAGCAGCCTCAAGCTGCGACAAAATGACGCAGGATGATATGTCACATTGACATGAAGCCCCCGGATTCCGGATTCAAGCTTCAAGCAACAAGCTCTAAAGATTATCTAAAAAAATTTTTATTTGAGGAAACCCCTGAAGCATTGGTGCAAGCTTCAGGCCTCCGGCTACCAGGTTCCGGATCTCTTTGCCCCCATAAAGTTTTGGAGTCCGGCTTAAGGCATCCTCTACTAGGATAAAAGTGTTCTCAGGATGTTTCACATGGAACGCTATTTGGTGTGGGGAAAAGGTAACCTTGTTTGTTTTTGTATATTTCAGTTCAACAGTGAAAAAGACGCCAGAATTATTATAACCCAATAGATCGGGAGTACCAGGAACGCTAAGGTTTTCAATCCTAATCCAGGATATAGATGTAATATTTTTTTTAACTTTTGCATAGAATTTAGTCTCGGGTTTCACGTTATTTTTAAGTTAACAGGCTAGCCTATTTTCTTTAAAACTTTACCCATATTCCATGTCTCAGCTTTAACTGTAAATACTAGTCGGTGTGACTCTCTAACACCCAATAGTTTATTTTCCATGAGTTGTAAAGATGTAATATCATAATATTGTCCATCAGGCAAACAAACTTGAACTCTAGCATTACCGGTGTTCAAATTGCCTTTCATCATCTTGTCTAAAACTTGTCTTAATAATCTTCCATTCATAACTTTTATTTTAAATCCGGCGCCCAGTATCTACCCCAATGAGTGTACTCAGGAGTTTCGTAAGCCGACGCCAGATATGTTTAACCACAAACAAACAAAGATAATTAGGTAAACCAGAATACATTTGTTAATGTTTTTTAACCTAACTACTGTTGCAATGTATACATTGTTGTGTTAAATAATCAATACTTACAAATGCGACATAATGACTAAAGATAAAGCTAGACAGTGGGACGGTAAATCAAGGCCAAGTAATAACGTTTATTCACAACGTTGGAATGAGATTTTTGGTAAAAAGAAAACTGGTTTTAATGACATTAAAAGAGAAAATGAGAATGAAGACAACCAGGATTATTTAGATTCAATTAAGGAAAAATTATAATGGGAATTCCTAAAAGATTAACTGAACAGCAAATAAGATTTGCTAATTTATTAATATCAGATCAAGGTAGAAAAACTGCTACAGCTTGTGCTATTGAAGCAGGTTATGCAGAAGACTCAGCAAGACAAGCAGCTAGTAAATTACAGAATCCAAAATTATTTCCATTAGTAGTTCAATACATAGGTGAGCTTAGAGAAGAATGGCAAAAACAATATGAAGTTACATTTGGTAATCATATATCAGAGTTAGGTAAACTTAGAGATGAAGCTAGAGATAAGAAAGCCTGGTCAGCTGCAGTTAATGCAGAGGTAGCTAGAGGTAAAGCAGCAGGTTTATATATAGAGCAAAAAATTATTAGGACTGGGAAACTTGAAGATTTATCAACAGAAGAATTAGAATCGAGAATGAAACAAATAATAGATGATTACTCACCCATCCTAGAAGGTGTTGAGTATGAAGAATTAATAGACAAAGTAAGGCAAGAGCCAAAAGAGAACCTAGAAACGTCGGATTAATCATGGTCCGTATCTTCTAATTGAGTTCTAAGCATATCTATCATCCAATCGTTATCTCTAAATACACCCATCATAACATTTGTTAATTGATTAACTACAGCCTCTTCATGTTCTGGTTTTTCTAACGCTTGCTTTTCTTGATTTAAACCTGCTACCTGAACAGCTGCGTGCATAATCTCATGGAATATTGTGTTAGCCATTTCTTGACCACACAAATCATGTTGAACTTGTATAACATTTTGTCTGTAATCATATTCACCAAAACAATCAGTCAATTCCCATTTTTTATAATCAGGTCTAACATATCTAATCTTAACATCTTTGTAACCAATCCTAACATTGTTGGGTAATCCATGAGTCTCAACTGGAAGTGGTCTAGGTGTTTTTTTAAAATGTTTTGTTTTAGTTTTCTTTCGCATAATTTTCATATAGCACTTTTTTTACTGATTTACAATTCAAGGAATTGAAACAAATCGATAACTCTCTATTGGGTTTTTACTTTTTGTTGTTATTATTAGCTTATTTCAAGTATACAGTTGTAAGTCATTGAAATCATTGAATGTTCCATCATGTTCTTCAATGTTCTTGGTGTTTAAGAACATTTTTTCGTCTACTATCTGCTTATACCAACACTTATATTCAAGTATACACAAATGTTCCTTTGTTCCACTACTTTTTTTTTTAAAAAAAATAAAAAAACAATTCAGTAAAATTATCTACTATAGGAGAACATTTCATACTTAGCGCCTTTAGATATGTTTTCTTTGGCCCAAAGTGGCTGTAAGTTACTGAAATGAAAGCATTTTTTTTGTTCTTCTGGATTATTTAGGTCAAATTCTGCACATGGTTTAATATGGTCTATATGCCATTCTCCATGGTTTTCTCTAGTCATACCTGGTTTAAATTGTTTTTCTAAATGTTGCCACAACCATTGCGTGTTACAACCTAAAAGGTTTAAAGCTGATTCATTTTTTAATTTACCATTTAAAGCATGTATTAATCTTACCCTTAAAATTGTTTTTAATTTAGACTCAAAATTATTTTGATACAAATTTCTAGAGTGTTTAGCTCTCATTTTTTTATACCACTTTTTATTTTTGTTTTTATAGTAATAAACAAGTCTTTTCTTTTTTTTTATCTCTGCATTTTTAAGATACCAGTTTTTCTGATATATTTTTTTTTTCTCTTTCTTGATCTCTCCCTTTGAGCCTGCGATAACGTTCCCTACGCTTACGCCTAAGCTCTTCTTTGTTTCTAGCATAATATCTTCTACTGCTTGCATTCCTATCTTCTATATTTTTATATGTCATTTGTCAATAGTCTTTATCATTATATTTTATATATGTAAAGCACCCGGAAGCCTGGGGCCTGAAACCTGATTGGACGCAACGGGACGCAACGGGACGCAACGGGACGCAACGGGACATATAGGGACATATAGGGACATATAGGGACGTAGAGGGACGTAGAGGGAAGAATAGGGAATAACTAAACCCTAAAAACACATCTCTTAAAAATTACTTAAATAAGCCGCACTAATCCTTACTAATAAATAATAAGTAACCCTTTAATGTTCTCTAAATAAAACATCTATTAAATTATTGACACAAGTGTTCTTAAATTGTTCTTAAATGTGGCATAAATGTGACAGTAAAGTGTTCTAATGTGGCATAAATGTGACAGTAAAGTGTTCTAATGTGGCATATTTACCACAGTCAGTTTATAGTGATTCTAATTTTCCGGTATCTCTTAGATTATAGTATTTATCAACCGCTCTTAACCAATCGTATTTAGCGTCACGAAACTCTTGACCTTCCCAAGAAAACTCCTGGTAATACATATCTTTAGTGACTATAAAATTAACTCCTCTATAAATTTTCTCACCAAACATATCCTCAAAGGCCATGGCATATGCCGCAAGTTGTATTCTATAAGAATCATGAAGCCAATCTTTACGTTTAGGCTTATTAGAATTTTTGTGATCACAGACTGTTAGTCTTCCATCATGTATACCTATAAGATCCGTTTGGCCGGCCCATAAGCCTTTGTAAGCTAAATAAGGTTCAACTCCCCACACTTCAGTTAAACGGTCGTCTAAAGCGCTCCCAATCAGTATATCGGCCATCTTATGAGCAGTGTCACCTAGTGTCGTCATATCTAGGTGTCTTGTATTAGTTATATGATTTTCAACTATTCTATGAAGCACTGATCCTCGTTCAGCAGCTTGATCTCTAATATTATCAGCATTCTCAGCCCCGACCTTTTTCTTCCAGTTCTCTAAAATTTTTTTCTTCTCTTCAGATTGTGTGGCTTGCAAAATAGTTGTAACACTTGGTAACTTTTCGTTATTAATAGAATAGACTCGTTCTCCATCTATCATTGCTCTTGTTGATGTTGGGTAATCGAATTGTTTAAAGGTCCATTTATTCATTATATTTTATCTCCATATCTTTCTTTAACTATTCTTAAAAAAGCTTTTGCCATTTCAGGTGTTATACTATGTTTAGCATTATTATATCTCCAAGTTGTAAAAATTAAATTTTTAGGTGTATATTTTTTTGTACATATTATTCTATCCGTGGATATATTAGTTAAACATCTTTTTTGTTTTTCTCCTGGTTTAGTAAAACCTCTTTTAGTAGTCATTTTTTCTTTTGTCGCAGGACACTTCATCCCATATTTAACTTTTTGTTTTAACCAGTGATTATAAAATTCATCAAAATTTTTAAACAAATTTAATTTATCTCTTCTTTTAATTACCTGCCATAAATTAACAAAATAACCTTTTTCCGAATTACTATATTTTAAAATAGATTTTTTTAATTGGAGGGGATTATTTTTCCTGTATTTACTTTGATAATTTCTTTGTCTTTCGAGTATTTGTTTTTTATTTTTTAACTCATATATTTTTTTCTTTCTTATAATTTCTTCTTTATTTTTTAAATAGTATTCTTTTGTATATGCCATTATTTTTTCCCTCGTTTAGTTTTATCACCATAAAGTTTTTGCCATGACCATGACGTCAAATAAGTTGAGTAGTGATATATTCTTTCAAGTATGTATCTAGTCATTTTATTGTTTAGTTGCGTGTTGATAAGTATATTTTAAAACACTGGTCCAAGGATTAAAATCTTTGGTGCATCCACTTAAAAGTAAAAATAAAATAATTAATTTAATCATTAGTGTAATATTATTCTTTTATCAAAACCTAATTGCTCAGCACAATTAATTCTACATTTATATTTAAAAGTATCCATGTCTTTACTCCATAATTTTCTTGAATTTCTATACATATGTCTTCTCATATCAATCCATTCTTGTTCGTCATAAGAATCAAGATCATCTAATCTTATTTTTAATAATTTTCTATTCTCAATATAATCTTCTTTAGTTTTTATTTCTTCCATCTCTTTCCTTTTTTATTTCTAAAATTTTTTCACACATTTTAAGAGTTACTTGATTTTTTATATTATTACAATTACCACAACAAAATACAATATTATTTTCAGTGTAAGTTGAATCATTATCTAATCTATCAATTGAAAAATTACTAGTTGTAGCATTACTTTTTTTTCTAGGTCCTTCTCCAGTTATACATCCATTAGTATGTGTTATGTAGGTCCATGGTTTACTACAGTATTCACAAATTCTACCATCACTTCCAGGAAATTTATCTTTCATATATTCAATGTGTAACATTAATTTTTGGTATATTTGTTCTCTAGTAATTTCAGGGACTCTTCCCTTTCTTTTAATGACAGAAGGTTTAAACATACACCCTATACTATTAACTAAATAACCCCTTTCAGAATTATTATATTTCATAATTACATCAGCTTTATTATGTTTTTTTTTCATCTTGTCTTATTTTAGATTGTAGAAATACTTTTTGTTTAGTTAACATATCGACTTCATCATTTAGTTTTTTAATAATACCATTTAGTTCTTTTACTAATTTAGAATCTAAAATTAATCTTTCAGTATTAACTGAAGTATTACTTTTATTTAAAATTGATTCTAATCGTTCTTTATCCATCATAATTTCTCCTTGGTTTTTACATTTTTTACAATCAATAATTAACTCTTCTCTACCTTCTTCAAAGAGAGTTTTGATATAACCGTTGCCCCTGCAGTCCTGGCATATAACTTTTTCCATTCTTTCCTTCTTTCAGTTGTATTTGTTTTACTCTTTTAATAACATTACGTCTTACTTGCGTATGATCTATTTCTGCAAATTGACAGAGGTCATAAAAATCTTTGTTAGGTACTGTAAAATATTCTAACTCAGTTCTTTGTGCATGAGAGTAATAGTTTTTAAATTTATCTGTAACTTCAAATGTATTTGCTCTAACTAAAACTTTAGTTGCTTTAATTACATCTTCAATTGCAACAATTAAAACATTACGCCATAAATTACGTATTGGATTAAAGTCTTCGTGTTCTTTAAGAGTTTTTGAATTTAAGTTTGCCATTTAATTTTTTCGCTTTCTCGTTGATTAGTATATCTAATGTTTTTGCACGTGAGACTTCTACTAACGGTACAATTACCTTTCTTATCTTATCTAGCTTCGCACATGAAACATGTGAGAGGGCAACAGATTTGTATTTACTTATATCAGTCATTATTTTTCCTTTTCTTTCTTTATTTATTTAGTAACTTATATAGGATTATTATAGTTATTTATAATAATTTGTCAAATAAAAAGATCCCTGAAGCCGGAACCCTTTAGCCTTTACCTTGGCCTTTGTAACGCTTAGTACGTTTTTGTCGCTTCTCATCTTTGTTTAGAGATTTTTTATGTTTTCGAGGGCCTCTTTTTTTAGGCTTATCTCGTTCGTGATGTTCCTTAAATTTTTTAGCCACTATTTACCGACTTTTTTAAGAGCCTTTTTGTGAGCTTTTGTAAATGAATCACCTTTTTTCATATCAACTTTCATTTGTTTCATATGTTTTGCGCTGTGATGTTTACTATGTTTTTTTAAAATTTTTTTCTTATCCATTATTTAATATGATTTTCTTTAATCCACTCCTTGTCAGATTCATCTAATTTTAAGTATCTAATTCTACCATTAATATATTGTCTGGTATCATGTCCACAACCAGTACATCTATAATAATCCGATACGATTGCAACTAAAATTGTATCTTCTTGGCATTCTTCACAGATACCATTAACAGTGTCTATTTTATTAAATATTTTAGTTAATTTACTCATGTTAAATCTACTGCTTTACCTAAAATAGGTTTATATTTTGTTGTACCATTCTCACTACGGTATGCAAGTAAGAATTGTTTTCTAGGTTTATCAACGATATATGAGCAATGGCACCATCCAGAACTAGGTTCTCCGGGCTTATAGTACTCGAGGATCATTTGATCATAGTCTAAATTTTTATAGATCCAATCACATAGCTCAGCATTATCTACTCCTGGACATTCAAAATCGATGGCTTCTGCATCACAGTGCTGACTGTTAACTGAACTACCTATTGCAACTGATAACTCCGGAGACCTATAGCCGGATGTCACAACCACAGGACCAAAATGATCTCGAACCGGTTGTAAAATATTTTCACAAAGTAATTGTAGTTTTGCTATTTGATCTGAGTTTGGATTATTATCTATGCCCTTACGGACAGCTGTGTCCGATTTGGTCAGTTCTTGAAGGGTAAAATTTCTGGAAAGGTTCATTATTTTCCTCTAACGGAATCGATGAAATTATAAACTCTACCAAATTGCTTGTCAATAGACATCAGGTCCGACTGGATCATGGTTACTGTTAATTGAAGTTCTATAAGTGTGATTAAAGTCCATGTAGCTAATCCCATAAGGATTGTACCTAATAAGGCAATTAAGGCAGTGTTGGTTTTTCTACTCATTTAAATTATACCTACTTCTGTGCATGTAAATTTAGTGGATAATTTATTTTTATTAACAAACTTTTCTTCTTGTGCAAGTATTAGTTCTCTAGATAATTCGTATGCAGCAATAGTACATTCTTTCCATGAATTATAGGGTGGTTTAATTTCCACTGGAGGTAAACATTGATTATCAACAAAAGAACATAAAAATATTACTAAAATAAATTTCATCTTGGTGGTCCACCAAACAATGCTAAAATACAAATAGCCACAATTAATAAAGCTGTAAATTTGTAATTAATATCTGGTTCCATCCGGGCACACTCCATTATTGACATGATAAACACTCCTCGTATTCAATTTCTTTTTTTGCTTCATGAAGACATTTTTTACACTCACACAAATCCATTAATGGTGTGTAATGTTCAGAATCTATTTTATCCTCACTGCAATGACACCCATGGCCGCAAGTTTTGCACTTTACAAACATGTTATTTAAACCAGTTAAGGATTGTTTGCCACCAAGATTTCTTAATCTTGATATCTTCTTTTAAAACTATAGGATTTAAACCCTGTATACAATTTTTAATTGCACATGTATTTAAACTACGAAGTGCACGTTTGCACATTTTGCATATATTTAAACTCATAAAAGACTCCCATTATTTAATCTCTCCCCAGTTAGGTCCAGACTCATAATCAACTTTGTTTGGAACTTTAAGCTCTACAGCTTTTTCCATTATGTCTTTTATTTTATCAGCTTGTGAATCTGATTCAATAGAAAAATCAAGTTCATCGTGGATTTGTATATGAGCTAAATGACCCTCTTTATATAGGTCAACCATTGCTTTTTTAGTCATATCCGCAGCACTACCTTGAATTAATTTATTTAATGCTTTATAAGTAAAGGCTCTTCTTGTAGGATTACCATGCCAATAATTTTTTCTTTTATTACCATCTTCATCAGTAATAAAATTATCTTCATGATCTTTTAAATAAGGACCCATATCTTTTAATTCTTCCATTCTCTCATGATCTTCGGCATGAACAAAAGTTCCCCAATCACTTCCTCTAAGAATTGGTTCATATTTAGGAAACCTACAACGTCTTCCAAGTAATGTTTTTATTTGACCTTTAGTTTGAGAAGCATTCATTAACTTATTCATCAATTGTTTAACGAATGGAACCATGTTGTGATAGTTAGCAAATAATTCATCAGCTTTTTCTTTAGTTACACTCAACTCATTCATTAGTTTTGCTTTACCCATACCGTAGAATAAACCTAAGTTAATTGTTTTAGCTTCTTTACGATCTATGTTAGCTAATTGTGCTACGGTTTTATGAAAGTCCGTAGTTGGATCCTGGTCATAAGCATTAGCAACTGGTTCTACAGATGATAAACCAAATCTTGATGCGTAATGAGTAACCAATCTTGGTTCCTGTTGTGAGTAATCAAATGTTCCCCACTTACAACCTTCATCTGGAATAAATAAAGATCTAATTAATGGACCTGTTTCCGGATCCCTGGCTGGAATTTGTTGTAAGTTTGGATTAGAATATGAGAATCTTCCCGTAACCGTTCCTCCATCATCAGATCTAATTTGATTTATGTCAGCATGAATTCTACCCTTATGTTCATGTTTAATAATTGAATCTATAAATGTAGTTCTAACCTTGTTTATTTTTCTTGCTTCTGCTATCATGTTAACTACTGGATGATTATGATTCACAAGAAAGTTTTTAGTAAATGAAGGTTCACCTGTTTTCTCAGTTCGCTCATAAGGTAAATTCAATTTATCAAAAAGTGGTGCAATACTTCGTGCAGCCATTAGCTGAACTTCTATTCCAGTTTCTATTTTTATCTGTTGGATTAAGTTTTCTTCTTTTATTCTTAATGCTGTCTTCAGTGTATGAGCTTTTTGAACGTCTACTCTTACTCCTAAAAAACGCATGTCGACTAGGCAAGGGAAAAGATCAGTTTCTAAATTAAATATATTTTGAAGATCATCTTCTATAATTATTTTCTTAAATTTTTGCCACAACATTAAAGTTAGTTCAGCATCTTTTTCTGCATAACCACCAACTTCTGTTGAAGGTAATCTCCACATATCTGCTTTAGGATCTAATCCTCTTTCTTTAGCAGCTTTAGTTAATAGAGCTTCATTCTTACCTTGATTTAAATAAACCCAAGATAAAGAATTCAATGAATATTGAAATCTATTCTCATCAATAATAGATGCAGCAATCATAGTATCTATGATTAAACCATTGATTTTTATACCTAAATTACGAATCCAAGATACATCATACATTGCATTATGAAATATTTTTGTAGCAGGACATTCACAGATATCTTTAAACCATTCTAATACTTTTTTACGATCCATGTTTGGACCTGCTTCATGAGCAATTGGATAATAACCTTTCCAACCTTCTACAGCGACAGCTATACCTACAACTTCACCATTACCTATAATGGCCCCTGAACCCTTACTCTTTAAATCTGGATCTCTTGTTTCTAAGTCAATCGCAATCTCATCGTATTTTCTTAGGTCAGGAAATTCTGTTGGTGTTAACCATTCTGTAGTTGGTATAATCATTATTTTTTTTCCTTTTTATTTCTATTTTTTTTCTCCCAAGGATATCCATTTTCCTCAAAATTTTTTCTAGCTTTTCTCCATTCTTTTATAGTCATATATTTATAAATTTGAAGGTCTATACCATTTTTAGCTACCCATTCATTACATGATTTTATATATGAAACAGGTAATTTTTTGACTGTCTTATCATAGATAGCAATAAAATAATGTGTTAGATCACTGTGATTAATTCTTTTCATTTTTTTCCTTTGTTATCTTTCATTTTTTTAATTTCTAATTCACAATAATGAATTACTTTCTCTAAATCTTGTATGCCATTTTTATTCATATAACGACACACATACTTGATAACATTTCCTTGAAAGAAACTCAAGTCGTTGTGAGATATAAACTCATAAGGTTGAATTTTAAATTTTTTATAGTGTGATCCACCGATTTGTTTATCTTGTGGAAATGTGCCTTCAAACATGTCTTTATGTGTCATAGTTTATACTCATTCCTTTTTAAGTTAGCTTTTAGTTTATATAGATTATTCCTGGCACGTGTTATTCCCACATACCAAACACGATGTTCTTCATCATGTTTGTCTACGCTTTTCAACATAGCTTTTTTTATTTTATCTCCAATATCAAGACATAAAATTACGTTATCTTCTTCCCCACCTTTACTAGCATGGATAGTAGATATCCATATTCTGGCAGGTTCATTTAAATTTTCTCCATTATCAATCATGTTTTTTATATAAAGTCTTTCGGTTTCATCTGCTTCTTCAAATGCATTAAACCAATCAATCTCTCTGTCCCATTCTTCTTTACCTGTAAATTCATTAATATCTTTAACATCTTTCTCATCTAATATTTTACCCTTACACCATAAATCATAATTCATTGCGGCTTTGTATAATCTTACTTTAAAACTCTTACCTTTTTTACTTTCAAAATATAAATTTCTTTTTATTAATTCATCTTTTATTTTCATTAGTCTAGATATGGTTCTAGTTAGAATTAACCATTTACCTTTTGTTAAATCTATTTGATCTAAGTTATTTATGTTTTCAGTGTGTCCTTCAAAATCTCTTGGATAATATTTCTTTTCTTTTCTGTGTCCTATAATTTTTTCAATAGGTAGTTCTGATTGTTCTTGAACTGATTTAGATATTCTTTTTGAATACTTTAACACTGTTTCTTTTGCAGGTTCTTTTATAAATCTTTCTACATCTGCTCCAGCCCATGCATAGATTGCTTGGTCATCATCTCCTGCTAAATAAATATCATCAGCATATTCTTTTAATTTATCAAACAGTTGCCATTGTAAAGGTGATAGATCTTGAGCTTCATCTATAAATATAACTTTAAATTTAGGTAGTTTCTGTTTGTTAATTAAACTTTTAATCATATCATTAAAGTCTAATAGTTTTCTTTTTTGTTTATAAACTTTTAAATTGTCATCTATATGTTTTAATAAATGCCATTTAATTTCTTTACTGTTGTGTTCGTTCCTATCAAATTCTTCTCTAATATCTACGTCTCTATTCATAGCTTTACCTATCATTTGAAAATAGGGACTATCACAATTTAAGAAACTAACTTCATCTTTATTATATTTGTCATAGTATTTAACTTTAACATTTAATAATTTTCCAAGTTCTTCATAATGAAAAGGTTGCATAACATCTTCTTCATTTAATGTTAATTGATGGTAAGCAAACGAATGGAGAGTTTGAAAGTATGGAAGTTTTTTATCTTCTGCAGGCATTCTCTTTTTAGCTTCTAATGCAGCTTTTTTAGTAAATGCAAAGTAACCAATCTTATGAAGAGGTGTACCAATTCTAACATAAGCTTTAGCTCTAGATATTAATTTATGAGTTTTACCTGTACCCGGTGGTCCAAAAAATTTATATATCATTAAACAATATCCTCCTGATCTTCTATATGTAAAATATCTTCTACATCATCATCTTCTTTTTCAATTATATATAAGGGTACCATTGCACATCCACCTACACCTGGAAAAGGTTTATTTGTTTTCTTATCCTTACCTGGAAATCTTTTCTTCTTATTAAATTCTGGTTTAGGTTTACCTTTAAATTCTTCTTTATCAAATAATTTTTCAATCATATGAGAAGTTCTTGAAGAATCTTTTTTCCATTCTCTTTCTTTTAAATAAATATAGAACTCATCATAAACAAAATATGAGTACACCTCATCTTTAAAAACGTTTCCACTTTTAAATGAATGATAGTTAGTAGCCTTTGAACCATTAACAAAATTATTTAAATGCTTATGTAATATCTCATGAGGCCTGGTTCCTGGAGCCGGTTGCACTATATCAATGTTAGAAAATAATGATTTTATAATCTCAAAAAATTCCATTCCTTTAATAGGTGGAGGAGGAATATCAGCTTGGGCCATAATTAAACCACGCATTTCTTTTTGTTCTTTTATTTTATTTACATCTTTTGCATGAACAGGAACAGTCTCACCATCTTCTCTCTCCACCGTAAAATAATATTCAGGATCTGGTTTAAAATCTATTTTTTGTAAGTTACCTAGTACAGGCCAACTTGCTTTAGCTTCACTAGCTATACCATATTTTCTTTTAACACATTCAGATTTAACACAAACAATATTAATTGGATCTTGATGACAGGTATGTCCTGCAGTTGGCTTATCCCAACTCTTTATTTTTTGTTTAACATGATCATCAGTCCAGTTTTGATCAAATTTAAAATAGTTTCTAGCAGCTTCTAATACTTTTGTTTTCCAATTGTCCGCATACTTTTTCTTAGCAAACACCATATAATTAAAAAGAAAACGGTCTCTGTTGTCCGTCATAATTTCTTTTGTTAGTATTCCAAGACAAGGTGGACCATCTTTAAATTCATCTGCACCACCTTTTAATTCAACTTCAATAATTTTATCTTTTATATTTCTTAAATGTTCTACTTTAACTTTATTTAATTCAACACATTTTAAAAATGTATCTAAATCCATTTCACTACCATCTGGATTTAATGCAACTCTTTCTACTTTATTAAAGTATGGAAGGTTAATGAAGTTTCCATTCATCTTTTGACCTTCAGTATTAGCACCTAGTTTAGTTTGTTTAGGAAATATTTCTGTTTTAATTGTAAGGTTAAATAAAAATAATACCTGTTCTAAAAATTCTTTTATCTCTAAAGCTTTAACAGGTTCCTCTGTAAATACATATAAATGTAATCCATTACTTTTTGATTTGATTGGAATTAAAGGTAGTTCTTTTGCTTGAATTATATCTAAGTAAAATTTTATATCAAAATTTTTATATATCTTAGGATCAATATCTATTGCACCAAAACTTGCATAACCATTATCATTACAGGGTTGAATACCTATAGATTTTATACCATCTATATGTTCTTGATAATCTTTATCTGCAATTGGTTTTCCAGCCCAACCATAATCGCCGGAATTAAATTTTATCTTTCCTGTTTCTGGATCCTTGTAACCTTTAGCAATATTACAAAAACCAAAGTCTCTTTGTAAACCTGTAAAATACTCTGTAAAATCTTTCATTTCTATTCCTTATTCTTTTATTATATAGGCGGCCACAGTCTCCCGTAGCCGCCCAACCTTCGAAGTATTCACTTAGTGAATTATACAATGTCCTCAGTTTTAGATTCCACCTTCTTCTCATACTCGGGTTTAGCAGAACCCTTAGACACAGTTTTTTGTAGTTCCTGTGCCATTACGTATAAGTCAGCGTCATCTTTCTTAGATATGTCTAACGCTCTATTCATAGAGGGTTTGTAGACATGCCAGCTTTTACTTCCTGCAACTTTACCAACAGTTTTTAAATTATAAACTGCTGCATATGCTGCTGGATTATAAACGCCTTTGTCATCCTTAAATCTAAGATTTTTAATCAACTGATTTAATTCTCTGGCAGCGGTTAAGTTAGAAGATCTCATTGTAATAACTGCAGGTCTAGGCTCATCACCTAAAACGATCACATAAAAATATGCGGTCTTCTCTATGTAGTTACCATTTGATAATCTCCACTTACCATTTCTTTCTTCCTGTGCATCACTTGGAATAGATAAGTGTGTTGTTACAGGCGGAGAAGCTGTGTCTCCCATTTCTTGCCATTCTGGATATC